ATGATCCGTTTACTTCCAACACATCCGTGAGGCTGGCTTCACGGGAGCGCGTAGCTCAGTCGGTAGAGCATCTGACTTTTAATCAGAGGGTCATGGGTTCGAATCCCATCGCGCTCACCAATAAATCAAAGAGTTACGGCAATCTTCGATTGCCATTCTGACACGATCAAGAGCGTCATTCTGACAGATCGGCGCGTTTTGTTCTTGCATCGCGTCGTTTTTTTGCCCCTTCCAGCCTCTGTTTTACCGTCTCCTGCGCATAGATCAGTAGCGCGGACGATTTATGCCCGCTCAATGCGCGAAGCTGCGCATCGGAGAGCCCGGCATTTGCTCCTTCCGTATTGCCGCCGTGCCGGAGGCCCATGAACTTGACTTCATCGTCAATGCCGGCCGCGCGGCGGATTGCGATGAACTGATGGCGGAAATGGAATGTGGTGTATGGCAGATGGACGCCGCGCTTCCTATCGGCGTGTGCCTTGGTAACGATCAGCGTGCCGAAATGAGAGCTTGCATCCAGCCGATCCATGATCTCCGGCCATAGCGGCGCGCCCGTCTCATCGTACAAGGGCAGGTCGATTTCCTCGCCGGTTTTGTGGTGTCGGATCTGCACGATTCCAGGGTTCGAGACTGGCTTGTAATGGGACCACGACAGCCGCGAGATGATGTCGGTTTGGCGTTGCAGCCAATAATAGGCGATCATGGCTGCCGTTCCTATGGCCGGAGCACCGCGCTGATCAGCTTCGGCCACGAATCGCATCAGCTCATCATGGGTCGCAGGTCGCGTGCGTTTGGCCTTGTGGGATAGCTGCATACCGGCAAAGGGATTCTCTGCGGGAATCACCTTCGGCTGGCTGCGCCTGGCGGCGTTCCAGGCCAGCTTTGCGACCACCATGGAGAGGACCGCTGATCGTCCGCGGACTTTGCCATCCTTGCCGACCTTGATCGCCTCGTAGAGTTTATCGGCTGCGCCCGGAGAAATGCTGCGCACGTCGAGTTGCCCAAATTTGCGACCATCCTTGAGCGCGTGTTTGGCCGCCATAGCCAGCGCATCATCATAGCTGCGGCGGGTCTTTTCCGGCCTGTTCGTATAGCGGGGACTTTGCTTGTAAATTGAGACAAGCCAATCGAAAGACCCGAAGCGAGCCGCTTCTGATTCCGGTTTTTCGTCCTTCCGCAACCATGCCTCAAACTGAGGGTTTAGGACCTCATCGCATTTTTGTTTCGCAGTGCCATAATCCGTCCCGAGAGATTCCCTTTCGATCGGGCAGCCTTTTTCTTGTGCCCATTTTGGATAGGACCAATAATAAGCAACCACGCCAGCCTTGAGCCGCTTTTCGATCATATACTTTGGCCAGCCGAGTGGCTTCTTGCGGCGGGATGAGCTCTTGATCGTCATATCAGGTCAGCCGCGTCCTCGACGAGGTGCATGGATGCCGCCTGCAGCCCATGGCGCCTAGCAACGTCAGAATCGAGACGATGGCGATGCCATTTCGGGAGGCAGCCTTTGACCCTCGATGGGCGCGAATAGATTCCGATCTGCACCTTGCCTAAAAATGCTTCGACAGAAGGCTCATCGACATAGGCCGCTGCAGTCTCCGCTCGCATTTCGAGTGGCCAGGATCCTGACGGGCATGCGGTCGCTCGGCTCATTTCGACAGCCCTTTCTCGTCGTCGATCCGGATCACGGTCGCGTCCTCGCCAGCCCGGCGGGCTCGCTCCAACACCCGCATGAGCTTTTCGTCCCAATTCTGCGTTTCGGCGTGGCGATCGTGCTCAACCGCTAAATCGCGGGAGGCCGGCCTAGGCCATTGCCTCGCCTCGTTGCGCGCAAGCTTGACCTCCAGGCCGAGGCAGATGGTTTCAGGATCCGCGCCGGTCCGCCACGCGCCATCCAGCGCCAACAGGATCAGATCAACCCATTCCTCAAGATCGTTTGGCGCCGCGCGCAGCTCATCGAGCTCTTTTGCGCAGTGGTCGATCACGCCAAGTGTGGATTGCTCGCCGTAGGCCGCTCGGGAATGACCACGTTTGCGCTCGATGAAATTGACCAGGTCCATTGTCATGGCCGCGCCTCCTTCCAAATCCGATCGAACTGCTCCCTAAACCGCTGCGCCGCAGGTGCACTCTCGATCACTACGAGGTCATTGGCTTGTTGCTTGAGGCCAGAGGCGCTGAAATTCGCGGACCCGGTTCGAAGTGTCTTGCCGTCGACCTGATACGCCTTTAGGTGCATCAGCGGCCGAGTGCTCGGCACGATGCGGATCTCGACTGTCGGTGTTGCTTTGAGCGACCGCCAAACCCTTGCAGGGTAGCCGTAAGGAATGCCGGTCTCGTAGAGGATGATCCGTACTCGCACGCTTCGATCTGCTGCGCGAAGCAGGGCATCCATCACCGCCACGTCCGTCAGAACATACGCGGCCATATCGATCTCGTGCTGCGCGCCGTCGATCAGAGCAACATCGGTGCGCTCGAGATTTTCAGCCGGTGCATAGTGGATTTGTGGGGCTGGCTCGGCCTGGCATGCAGTTACGGGCAGCGATAGGGCAAGCGCGAGGATGGCGGCGCGGATCATTGGTTTTCTCTGTCATTGAACAGTGGAAGAGTTGTCATGATCATACCCTCATCGGCATGAGGACGATCAGCAGCGACGGGTCGGCGGGATCAGCCACAATCGCTGGTGAGCCTGGATCAGAAAATCTGAATTGCGCCGTTTCGCCGAGATTTGTGAGTGCGTCATTGACATACCGATGGTTAAAACCGATGCCGATCGGCGCACCTTCATATTCGCAGCCGAATTCCTCTTCGCAGGATCCAGACTCGGCATCCTGGACAGATAATGTCACAGCACCTTCTTGAGCGGCGAGTTTCACGGCGCGCCCGCGATCAGCGGAAACCGTCGAGACCCGATCGACAGCGGCTTTGAAAGCCTGGCAATCAACGGTCATGACGTTCGGATTGCCGCTCGGAATCACGCGGGCATAATCCGGGAAGGTGCCGTCGATCAGCTTCGAGGTCATCACCACATTGCCGATTGTGAACCGAATCTTCGTGGTTGAGACATCAACCTCTATTTCTGCGTTGTTGTCCTCGATCAGTTTGATGATTTCCGAGACTGTCTTGCGCGGCACGATGATGCCCGGCATTCCCGGTGAGCCCGCTGGCGCAGGGATTTCGAGGCGAGCCAGTCGATGCCCATCAGTTGCCACAGCGCGCAGCACTTCGCGGCCTTCGACCTCGGCGACGTGCATATAGACGCCATTGAGATAATAGCGGGTTTCCTCGCTGGAGATGGCGAATTGCGCCTTATCGAGCAGCTGGCGGAGATCGCCGCCCCGGATCCGGAACGACTGCTCGAATTGGCCTGCGGCGATATTCGGGAAATCCTGCGCCGGGAGAGATTGCAGATTAAAACGCGCTTTGCCGGATTTGAGCACCGTTTGCTTTTCTGGTGGAGCATCGATCGAGATTTGCGCGCCATTCGGTAACTTACGCACGATGTCATTTAGAATATGAGCAGCAAGCGTGATATCGCCCGGCTCGTGAATCTCGGCCGCAATTTGCTCTGTTACCTCAATATCCAGGTCCGTCGCTTTGAGCATCAATCGGCTTCCGTCCGCTTGTAAAAGCACATTGGAAAGGATCGGAATCGTGTTCCGCTTCTCCACAATCCGATGGAGATGGCCGAGTGCCTTTGCGAGCGCGGTTCGTTCAACAGTGATTTTCATTCTTATGGTTCCTCGCTCGGCGCCAGCGCAGCGCGCATTTCGTCCCATTCTCTCCCTGTTAGAGATGCCGGTTTATCCGGCATCTCATCGAGTTTCCGCACGTTGTCGATTGCTTCGCGCAGCCATTGCATTTGCTGCTTCGAGAACGTCACCGCCCCAAGCCGATAATCGCAAAACGCCTCATATGTCAGCGGCACCCATGCAGCGACGATCTGCATAATGATTTCAGCATAGGCGCGGATCTCATATTGGGCATGGCTATCGGCACGCAGGCTGAGAAAATGCAGAAGGTTGTGAAGATCGGCCTTCCAATAAAATTCCGTGTATGTGTTCAGCGTCAGATTGATGCGCGCCAATTCGCGCGAGAGGGAGGGAACTCCATCTTGATAGTCAACGGACGCCGGATCATTCAGAAAGATATTATAATGTGAATAGCACCGAGCAGCATCGCTCCTTAAAAGATCCACGATTAATTTGGCATAATCAGCATCGATAGTGTCGCCTCTGCCTTGTTTGTTTTCGGAGGATTGCTCACAGATCTGTTCGATTGCCGGAATGTAAAACTCATTATCAAGAATCGAATAGCGCGCCGAAATCTCGTTGATGCTCGCCATGCGGTGGCGGATCCATTGCCGCGCGATGAAGATCGGCAATTTGACGTGCAGCTTGAGGACGCACATTTCGAACGGTGTCGTGTGGCGATGGCGCATCAGATAGCGGATGAGTCCGCGATCTTCGCTCACCTTGCGGGTGCCGCGCCCATAGGAGACACGAGCCGCCTGAACGACAGCCGAATCATCGCCCATATAATCGATGACACGCACAAAGCCATGGTCGAGGACCTGGACCGGCTTGCCGATCCGTTCTTCAAGAGCCGCCACGGTCGGACGAGCAGTGAGGGAGATTTGTTCGCCGCTCATTTTTCCATTTCCGTGATGATGCAGAGCGTATATGCGGCGGCGTCGAGTAGCTCTTCGAGATGATGCCGGTGCCAGTCGATGACGGAAAGACCCGATTTATCGAGCGTGACGCCATATTTGCGGATCCCGACCTGCGACCGTTGAAGCAGGGTTTCGCGAAGCCGCTCGATGATTACATCCTCGCATTTTTGCGGCTCGATGTTGGTCGAGATTGCGTTCCGCAATTCATGGATTTTGGCGCGATCAGCCTCGATTTCGGCTTCCTGGCTTGTCATATCAGGCCCTTTTCAACAGCAATCCATTCGGGGAGTGTGATCGTCCTGACACTTGTATGCGTAGTCTCTTGCACTATCTCGATTTGCGATTTAGCCAGCCAAACCGCATCGTCTGGATCCCCGCTATCAGAAGCGAGGATTGCCTTGTCCGTTTCCCGATGGACGATCATTGTCAGGTCAATCAGTTCGTTGTGCCTCGGCATACTCACCTCGCATCATAATCTTCGGCGATCATGCGCAGATCATCCATCAAGGGGTCGATGCGCTCCAGATCGGGGATAGCGAGGCTTGCGTGCCAATCGTTCAAGGCGTCAGAGCCTTTGCGGGCAGCCACCTTGCCGGCTTCGAAGAGAGCTTGAGTCTGTGGGTCTCGGGCTGGCTGCTGTTTTGGTTTCTGCTGCCCGAGCAGATCGGATTGCTGAGTTGCCGGAGATTCTTTTTCGTCAACCGTTGCAGGCTTGGTTTGAGGCTCGAGAATTTCTCCCGTCTGAGGATCATGTGGCGGCAGAGCCTTGTCCTCCGCCTTTTCCTCTTTCTTTCCGGCAGCCAGAGCATCAAGCTTTGCGGTGGTGCCAACCGGCGTCACACCTTGTGCCTGCTGGACCGGGAACAATTCCTCGATCGTCGCCTCATCATTCTTGAGGGCCGATCGCATGGCAGTCAGCGTCGCCATGTGCTCCAGATTGATATCATCCTCGCCAGCGACGCCGAGCGCGGCGAAAATCTGCTCGGGTTTGACGCCGATCATGGCAAACGCTTTGAAGGCGATTTCGCGGCGTTCTTTTAGTGTCTTGACGTTACCGATCAGGACCTTTTCAACCTCGCTGTATGCCTGCCGCCAGACACCTTTAGGTACACCGCCGAGGATGGCGTTTCGCTTTGCGATCGCGCAGGCGGCATTGCCTGTGACGATGATCATGTCGTCGCTGAAGAGTTTCCCCTTGCTGGTCGATATCCGGCGGCGAACGCGCGCCGTGGCTGCCATGTTCGTTTCAAGATCGTGAAAAACCCCTTCCGCCTCGACATATTTATCGATCCGATCAACATGAACCACGCGCGCGCCGACGCGGCAGTTACCCCATTGCGAGCTGATAATCTCCGCGAACCGGACGCTCGGGCCTCTGAGGGTTTTTCCATCGCGCGGTAAAGCGTAAATGCATTCCACCGCGGACTCGCCGTCTAGTGTCGCCAGCGTCATAATGTTGCTGACTGCTTTTTTGATGCTGCGCGGCATCGATCGCGCTGTGGCAATCTGCTGATCGACCTCTGCGCGTGCCAGGCTCACCGCGAGGCTGGCATTCGCGCCATAGCCGACCGGGAGAGCAGTTGTGGGTTCATCGTCGTAGGTTTCAACCATGCTCACGGCCTGGATTCCTTGATTAAGAGATTGCGATAAGTCGTCGCCTTCATTAGGCATTCTTTCTTGCGGATTGTTTTCGCGGTCGCGAATACGCGCCCATCAACCATCGCGGTTTCGGCCGGCCCGATCGCATCGAGGATTTCGGCGCGCACTGCTGCGCGTTCGTCTTGCGCGGATTTGATCAATGCGGCCAGATCGGCTTGGCGTGCGCCGAGCTCGCGGATCCGGTTGTGGCCAGATAGATCAATGACCGAGCCGGGGTCAGACTCGCGGAGCATTCTGGCGATCGTCTCGCCATCCCGCGCATAGTCAGCCGGCGGCGGGTCGCGCTGCTCGACGCGCCGCCAGAACTCCGGCGCTTCTGCGCGTATCCTCTCCATAATCCCGGCATGTATCGGAACCTCGATCAGCAGCAGGTCGACCGTGAACGAAATCGTCATCACGCCAATGACCGCCCAGGCGGCGCCGGTCAGCATGGCCTCTTGGTTGACCTGGACCACATATTCGAGAGGCGCCTCGATCTCGCCATCAGCGTTGATCCATTTCTGCCGGAAAATGAATGGCTCGACGCTCTTGAATTGGATCAGCCCAAACCCACGATCTGGATCATTGGCGATGGCATCCGGCGTCGCACCGAGCCGGGCAGCAGGATCGCGGAAATAGGTCACGCCGCGCTTGATGGTCCATCTCGGCTTGAGCTGCCGCGCCAAGTCGATCGCGAGCGGCTCCAGCGCCAGACCACGGCCGAGTGGCGAGAGCGTGATCTTGTCCTCGGTGATGACCGGATGGTCTTGCTCTCGCGGGATCAGGCCGGATTTGCGTGCCCAAAGAGAGTAGGGCGTCTCATAATCCGAGACACCAAGCAGCGCGCCGATCTCGCTGGCACCAATATCCTGCTGGCGGCGTGCTAGCCATGCCTCGCGATCGGTAATTTCCCATTGTTCGATCATTGCAAAGCCTTTCCGCCTTCGTGTACCGCAACGGCGTTTTCATAATGTCGGATGACAGCCGCTTGCTCTGTGGGCGGTAGCGCGCCCGTAAGGATTCCAGCGGTGATTGCGATTTCGGCGATGTCGGCATCGCGCAGCGCGTCGAACAAATCCGCTTCCGCGAATGTCGGCTGCGCCTGGAGCGCTTCGATGATGATGCGCAGATCTGTAGGGAGAGTGTCGGCGCCGCTCAAGCGAACCTCCCGACACCAAGATCGAAGGCCGTCAGGCGGTGTTCCGCATATGGATCACTGTAATCCGGTTCTTCGTCTTCGACCTCAAAGCCGAAGCGGGCGCAAAGCTGTCGCGCGTTGTCGTATAAGTCTTCCGGTTCGTAATGATCGGCCAGGTATGCAGCGATCTCGCGGGTGATATTCTTGGCTGTCCCTGAGATCAGATCGACTTCGATGATCTCGGTGACTTCATCGAATTGCTCGCTGAGCAGGTCCGAGATCAGATCATTCCGCGAATAGGGGAACACAATTTCACGCGTGATGTTGCCAATGTTGCGAAACGTTGGTGTTACGACAATGTGGTGCTTGCGCGAAGGGTGATCTGTGGGGCGAGGATAATAGGGCGTGGATGCCATTGCGGCGGGTCCTCATCGTGGGGCGATGAGGAAAGAGATAGTACTTTAGTTATTAACAGTCAATAACTAAAATTATAATTTGTTTCGGTGTTCTTTGGCGTTTTCGCAAAAAAAAAGCCGCACATGGCGGCTGTAGGCTTGGAAAAATTATTTTTGGCTCGGCCAAGTACCTGGATTTTATGCCTCAATGATGCCGATGACCATGGTGGTGGCTGCCGAAATGCACATGGACCGTCCTGTGGCGAGGCGCTGAATGGTGGCCGGGTGAGAGGTGGACAGGCACGACGATCCTCGGGCTTATCCTGACTGGCGAGACATGGGCGATTGTGGTGGCGCGCGGAACCGGCGGTCGCGTTCCATCTCCGTAATTCCGTGGGGGCAGCTCCCCGCGCAGGTCATTCACATTCCCCTTACTGGGCGGCCTCCCTTTTCCATTGCCCGCGCCGGCATTACCGTTCTCCGCACTGGTGAACAGGGCCAGACAGGACTGTTTTTCAGCTACTTCACGGATCTGCGCGCAATCGGCTGGCGAATGGGGGACGATGATTTTCATTGTCTGTTCCGGCGTCGGTAAGTATGGATTCCACCATTGGGCATGCGCAATTGAAGAAGAAACCAGCCACACGAAAGCCATAGGCGCAAGGATCTGTTTCATGGTGATCACCGAATCAATTTATCACCATGAATCTATATGAACTGAAAATATATTTCGCCAGCATCTGGTATACTTGGTCTTCTTGGTGCGCATTTCAGCGAGGTGACGGTCCAACCTACGAGTCAAAGCACTTTCTGAAGAACTGCCAATGCACCCACAGCAACGACCAGCATACCACCAATTTTGATGATGAGTTCTTGCTTGGCACTTTCGATCTTCGATTCCAATCGCTCGATATCTGCCTTGGTTGCAACCTGATCCTGGAAGGCGTCGGCGAGAGCCGCTGCTGCGCCTTCGGCTTGCTCTTGAGTGAAATGCGCTAGGTCCCGCAGATCGCGGGCTAGCTTCAAGGTATCGAAAGGAATAACGCTCATTTATCGATCCCAGTGCGTTCCCAAATCCATGCCTCTTCGACCTTGTCAATATTCACAAGGCGGTCGGCCAAGAGCAAGCCATCATTGACGCTCATAATCCCTATGGCTGTGACTGACCTATTCGGCCAAATTACAACGAGGGCATAGGGATAAAAGGCACTCACCGACTTCAACGCGCGATATATACGGATTCGCCGAATAAGTCCGAAAATAATCAATCACCTGCAGCTAGAGCAACTCTTACGTGCATATAGCAGAGGTGGGGAATATTTCCACGAAATGAAATCATCTAGTGGAATGCGAGAACTCAAGCTTTTGTGATGCCGCGTTATGTGTGACTTTTCCACAACGGAGTTTCCGAAAGACTCGACGCGATGTTCTCTATATGTTCTATACGTCTATGATTTTTGAACACGGACGGACGCCGTGATGCTTTTCGTTGACGCTATTTCATATCTCGACGAAGAAGTTCTCCAACTACGCTCCCGGCTTCGCTGCGAATTATGCCGGTCATGTCTCTATCTCCAATGCGAGATGGCATCTTCTCTGCGAGCGCGAGAATTGTTTCGGCGGCTTTCCGGAGCAGACTCGCATCAACATTTACCAATTGACTCAGTGACCCTTCAATCGCTGCCAGCAAAGCTTCTCTGTGAGGATCGTCATTGACCGAATCAGCTAACATCGCTTGCGGGCCTTCGACCTGAAAAGGAATTCTGAGGAAGCGGTAAATTTCAGGCAAATGCTTGGATTTTTTCGTTTCACCAGCCTCAATTTTGCGAATAGCGGGTTGCGAAATTCCAACAGCATCAGCGAGGGATTTTTGTGAAATCCCCAGCCGTTCACGTTCTCTTCTGATCAGTTCGCTTGGTTCCATGGGTGAAAAAATATCACCATGGTTATGGCGCGTCTCCATAACATTAGTACTTTACAAATTATAACAAAAGTACTTATATGGGGGCATGGAAAACACACTCCTGCAAACAGCAATTTCAATCTTTGGGTCCGAAGCGAAGCTTGCTTCGGCTATAGGGGTAACGCAACCCGCGATCCAAAAGGCCAAGAGGGCCAAAAGGGTATCTGCTGAGATGGCCGTCAAGATCGACAGTGCCACTAAAGGGCGTGTCGCTCGTTGGATGTTGCGCCCTGATCTTTGGGATCCTCCACGCCAAGCATATGCGGAGGCGACCCAATGAGCCGCTCCGTTTTCCGCCGCGCCATATGGGATGCGGCTTTTCCCGGTTTCGCATTGATCTGCATGTATTTCACGGCCGCGTCTATTGTCGCGACCGCGATTGATCGTGTCTCGGGCATTGCGCCCTGACATAGGAGCCGCCAATGCGCATGCATTGCTGTGTCAATGTCTCCCTTGATGCCGAGGTGCGTCGAACGCGATACCGCATCATTCTTCGACCTGGCTGATGGGCAATGGCGGCGGACTTAATCAGTGCATCCGTGATCAAATATTTCCGCCGCCATCCCCCGACCGCCGCAATTGACGGCCGTTTCATGAGGCGCCTCGCAGTTCCCATTCAGTAGGCGCCTTATTCCTAAATCATCAAACAAACTCTGGCGAGTATCCCGCCAAACCCTGCGACAAGAGTTTTATCGCATGGAGTTTATCGGGAATGAGCGACAACTTGTCGTTCCGCATATGTTCGCGGGCAGGGAGCATACAAATGAAATCATTGGCCATGGAGGCGCAGGAAATGGTTATGGACGCCGCAAGCGCGAATGCCGGCGACTCCATTGGCCGGCAGATCCGGAATGCAAGCCGGGCGCTCGGATATTCAGATGGGAACTGGCGAGTACGCGCAGCTTGGTATGGCGAGGCTGGTTCTTGGTCTGGAGTCGCAATTGAGGAACTGCGCGCCAGGTATGCGCGCTGGAAAGAAAAACAGCGGGCACTCGCTGTTGAAAAACAACAAGCACTCGCGGCCTTGTTTGAGGCCGCAGCGACAGGACCGGATCATGAAAGATTGGATCGCGAACAAGCTGCTCGACTTGGCAGCCTGGCTCGCCGAATGCGCGATGAGAATACGTACAAAAAAGGAGAGTCATGAAGACAATCAAACAGGCGAGTGAAATCTTCGCGCTGATCGAGCGTGGCGATTTCAACCATGATCTTTCAACTGAAATTCAGCGGACGCTCTCATTCCTCATGGATAACGCGCCGCCGAAAGGGAAAATCAAAGGCGTCGTAGCGGCGAAACTTGAATTTGTCGTCACTGGCAATTCCGTCGAAATCAATGCCGCTTACGATTCCAAATTGCCGAAGCTTCCTCGGGCAACGTCGTTCTATTTCGTGACGAAAGAAGGCGAATTGAGCACCGAGCATCCCCAACAGGATCGGCTCAACTTCGACGGCCCGCGCGAAGTGAAAATGTAACCAATCAGTCTAACCGCACAGTCAGTTCAACTGAATTCGAAAGAAACCCATGTCTACCGAAAATTCCGTGAAGGATATTGCTGAGATCGCCCGCCAAGCAGCGGGCGTGGACATCATCGAAATCGTCGAGACAAGCGTCCGCGACCAACCCATTCATTTCGCCGCTATTCCTGGCTTAGGCGGCCAGATCAGTTTGCGCGGACTGAAAGCGGAACTCGATGAGTGGCGCACGCGCCCTGAATTCATCAAGGGTACGTCTATTACCGGCACACTGCAATCATTCATCGATTTGGTCAACCGGCACAAAAACGATAATTCTGCGCTCTTCGCCGATCTCGATCCGCTCAATCCCTCATTGCTCGGTGTTATCGATTATCACACCCTCGATCATGTTCCACAATTCGGGCAACATCGTATTTCCTACGCGTTCCCAATTTCAGAAGAATGGAGAGCTTGGCAAGCGGCCAATGGCAAACAGTTCACGCAAGGTGAATGGTCATTCTTCATCGAAGAACACATTGCCGATCTTTCCTCCCCCTACGACGCCGAGCGATCAGAATATGAATCGCTCTTCCACACAAAGTTTGGGTTGCCATCCGATATCGTGCAGCTTTCGCGCGGATTGCAGATTTGCGTGGACTCTCGCGTCAAGGAAATCCGATCACTCCAGAGCGGCGAGGTCGAGGTTTCGTATGAAGAAGTTCATAAGGACGGGCAGGGCGAAAAGCTGATTATTCCCGGCCTCTTCGTGGTCAATATCCCGCTTTTCATCGGCGCCGAGAAAACGCGCCTGATCGCCCGTTTGCGCTATCGCAAGGATGGCTCCCGGATCAATTGGTTCTTCCAGCTATACCGCGCGGACCTAGAAATCCGGGCCTATCTGGAGCGCACATTCATCGATGTGCAGGCGTCAACCGGGCTTCCAGGCTTTGAAGGGCTCCCGGAAGCTTGATCACGTTCGAGGTTCCTGGCGAGCCGGTTCCATTTGCGCGGACCGACTCGCATGGCAAGCAAAGGTTCACGCCGCACAAGCAGCGCGACTTTATGTGGGTGATCAGCCATTACGCTCGGCGCGCGATGGCTGGTTCGCCGCCGCTTGAGGGGCCGATCGAGCTGCAATTGTGCATGATCTACGTGCGCCCGAACACATGGTCGAAAAAGAAAAAGGCAGCGACTTTCTGGAAATCAAGCAAGCCGGACTCCGACAATCTCGCAAAGATTTTCAAGGATGCGATGAACCAGATTGTTTGGCTTGATGACGCGCAGGTGGCCGATTTGCGTGTCCAAAAGGTCTACGGGGATACGGCCGGAACAATCATCAGAATCAGGCAAATAACTCAGGAGAGCATGGAATGTCGGTTGATATGATCGAGGAAATTCCTTCGGCAAAAGAACAATTCGAACGCCGCCGCAGGCTAAATGCGATGTTCCGAACATCCCCAAGGGTCCATGCAGTTTCTCTCGATCGATCGATTGATGCCTCTCGCGCCAAGATTGCTACGAAGTCGGTTCAGTCTAAAAAGCCTGAGGATAATAGAACCTGGGCTGATATCATTTCCACATGCGATATACAGGTAAATCGCGACGGTTCTCCGAGTATTCAGCAAATCATTCTGGCTGTTGTTACCTTTTACGGTGTGACTCACAAGCGGATTATCTCAGCTCAACGCGATGCCGACATCGTTTATCCGAGGATGGTCGCTATATATTTATGTCGCGTGCTGTCCGGCAAATCCATGCCTCAGATCAGTGCCGCGTTAGGCGGTCGTGATCACACGACAATTTTGCACGCATTTCGCAAAATCGACAATGCAATCGATACCAATGCTGAGTTGGCTGACCAGATCACGATGATTATGGCGATGATCGATCAGCTCGTTTTTGCCTGCATGCAAAGAAACGCAGCCTGATGTTCCTGCCGTTCTTGAATTGGCCTTTCGGAAATCTTGAACCGGAATCCTATGGATTGATTGCGGCTGATCCTCCGTGGTTGTTCAAGACACATTCTGATCGTGGGCTCGAGAAATCGCCGCAAGCACATTATCGCTGCATGTCAATCGATGACATCAAGGATTTGCCGGTCCGCGACCTCGCTGCTGTCGATTGCTGGCTGATGCTCTGGACATCGGCGCCGATGCTCGATCGCGGGTTCGATGTCATGCGTGCATGGGGCTTTACCTATTCCAGTCGGCTCGCCTGGCGCAAGACCACGCGCAACGGCCGGCAGGCGATGGGGCCTGGATACATCGTCCGCACAATGCATGAGGACATTTTGATCGGTAAGCGCGGCAAGCCAGATCGGGCCAAGGCATTGCCGTCAATTTTCGACGGTGAACGCCGCGAGCATAGCCGGAAACCAGAAGCTTTTTATGCGCTGGCCGAGCAATTCGCGCCTGACGCACGCCGCATCGACCTTTTTTCACGCCAATCTCGCACTGGGTGGGATGCCTGGGGCAACGAGACAGGACTGTTTGACAATGACGACGCCAACGCGGCCGTGCCCGCTTGAAATCCTCGATCTGCATGGGCGGATCGCTCTTTATCGGCATCATGCCGGCCGACAGATGCGTATCGCACGCGAAATCGCCGAGCGCGACGGTGGCCCGCGATCAGATGAGTCCAAGCGCGCAGCGCAAGAGGCTGTTGTTTATACGAGCAAGGCCGATGAGGCCCACGCCGAATTGCTGCGCATCAGCGGGGGGACGGCATGAAGCTAGAGCCCGGAAAATCTGATGAATGGTTCACGCCTCCGGAGATATTCCAGCCTCTTGGACTGACGTTCGATATCGATCCATGCCAGCCGGCCGAGGGCCGGGCATTCCTTTCGGTTCCAGCAAAGCGGTTTTTCACGGCCGAAAATGACGGCTTGAAACAGGAATGGTCTGGCCTCGTTTGGCTCAATCCGCCATTCGGCGGCCGACTCGGCCATGTGCCGTGGCTGCAACGATTGATCGCGCATGGCAATGGCATCGGCCTATTCAACGCGCTCACGTCATCGCACTGGTATCATGATTATGCAGTGCAGGCGGATACGATGGTGTTTCCGCGCGGCAAGACAAAATTCATCGCGCCAGATGGATCGCGCGGCGAAGCGCCAAAAAACGGGATCGTGCTGCTTGGTTTCGGCGATGTTGCCAACCGCGCTCTCGAACGCAGCGATCTCGGGCATTTCATCGATAACAGGAAAACACGATGGTGAATGGCCGCGAAATCCTTCCGAACCGGCGCGAACAGGAATCCATCGGATTTGAATTCGCCGGCATGCAATTTATTGTCAGCCTCGGCAGGTTCGCTGATGGCCGGCCTGCCGAGGTTTTTCTTGCCTCCAACAAGGTGACAAGCCGGCTCGATCTTGAAGCCAAGAACGCCGCAATTTTCATCTCCATGCTGCTACAGAGCGGATACACGCTTACAGATTTGCGTGGGCCATCAATCGCCGATGAGTGGAATCGACCGGCGACTATCGCTTGTGCGATCCTTGACGCCGCTCTTCTGCTGGAGGCGGCCGAATGTGTGTCTTAAGCGCGCAGACAATCCGCAATTATTGCATGTCCGATAAGCCGTTGATTTCACCATTTAATGAGCGGTCTCTCAGCTTTGGCAAATCATACGGCCTCAGCGCCGCTGGATATGACATTCGCCTCGCGCGGACAATCTATCTCACACCAGGCCGCAAGAAATTGGCGCATGCCACGGAATATTTCGACCTTCCGCACCACATCACCGGACTCCTGATCAACAAATCCACGATCGCCAGGACATTTCTGGATTCCTCACGCTCGACAAACATGGAACCAGGATGGCGCGGATTCCTGACGCTCGAAATCACCAATGACAGCGATCATTATCTCAAGATTCCGGCTGGATCTCCGATCGTGATGATCCGTTTCGACTTCCTCGATGAGCCGACTGAACAGCCGTATGGCGATTTCGACAAATATCAAAATCAACCGGCGCGGCCCGTTCCGCCAATCCTTGTGAGGTAAGACGATGAGTCAGCCTTGGATGCCGCTCTATATCGCGGATTATCTCGCGGACACGAGCCACCTGAATGCGACTGAGCATGGCGCATATCTCCTGTTGATCATGCACTATTGGCGCGCTGGAAGCCTGCCGCAAGAGGATAGGTTTCTGGCACGCATCGCACGGATGACGGACCGTGAATGGACGAAGGTGCGGCCGGTCATCTCGGCATTTTTCGAGCCGGATTGGACGCACAAACGCATCAAAAACGAGATGGAAAAAGCCTCACGAAAATCAGAGGCAAGAGCCGAGTGCGGATCGCGCGGAGGGCATGCCAAGGCATTGAAAAATAAAGATACATCTTTAGCAAAAGCCACGATTTTGCCAGAGCAAACGACCAAGCAAAAAGATGATTTTGCTCTAGCATCTTCTTCACAACCAGAATCAGATATAGAAGGTTTTCAACCTTCTATAGGTGCGCTTGGCGCGCTCGATCCCGATCCCGCCGATGATCTGCCGGCGCTGGAAGACCCCCCACCTCCGCCGGAAAAGCAGGCGCAGCCGAAAACCAAGCGGTCCAAGCCGAAATCAAAGATCGCGCCGGACCAGCAACCGACCGAAGCCGACAGGCGCGCCGCTGCTGCCAACGATCTCGACCCGGCAACTTTTCGAGCGGAATGGGCAAGGTTCCGAGATCACCATCTCGCCCATGGATCGCTCATGGCCGATTGGTCCGCCGCTTGGCGCACATGGCTCGGGAACATGAACCGCTTCGCGCCGCGCGCCAGCCCACCGCCGAGAGCAAAATCCCCGTCATTCGCCGAAATTGCACGTCGCCTGGAGAGCGAATCCCATGAGTCAGATTTCGATATCCGTCACCAATCAACCGATTCCTCAGACTCGCCAAATGGCGGATTTACAAACAGAATTTCTCGCGCGGCTGCAGACGATGGGCTTAGGGTTTTCGATTTCGGCTGATCAAACGCCAACCGGTCCGGCGCTCGCGACCCTGCAAAGCAGGGCCAAGGAATTGGCCGCAGGCCTGCAACCATCGCCAGCAAGGTCGATCCTTGTGCAGGTCTCGCAATTGTTTGCCCGCTATCCGAGCGCCCAAAACCTCAATTCCGAGGATGTCTTGCGGATTTATGCGGGCGATCTGGCACGTTTTCCGGCCTGGGCGATCGAGCGCGCTTGCGCCAAATTCGCCACCGGAAAACTTGGACGCCCGGCGTTCCCGCCGTCCTCGCCCGAATTGCAATCGGCCTGCGAAGCCGAGATGGTGCCCTATGCGATCGAGCACGCCAAGGTGCGGCGTATCCTCGATGCCAAGGTCATTCCAGCGCAATCGGAAGCCGATCGCAATGAGCGCCGCAAGCGCATTGCCGGGATGGTGGTTGCTTTCCGGAAATCTGGTCCGGACCCAACGCCGACGCCGGACGCACCGTGCCCGCCGGCCGAAGCGTCGATCCGAACCTATGCAGCCGCGCCAACCGTCAGTGCCGAGTTGATGGCCTCTTTAGATCGGCTCCGCTGAATAATTTCACCCTATAAAACAGCAGGATGATGACGTGAATCGAGCGATATTGATCGGCAACCTTGGGCGGGATCCAGAAATCCGCATGCTGAACAGTGGCACCAAGGTGGCGAGCTTTGGCCTGGCGACGAGCGAGGCATGGCGCGACAAGCAGACCGGCGAGCGCCGCGAGCGCGTTGAATGGCACAATGTGGTGATTTTCAATGAGTTGATCGCCGGACTCGCCGAGCAATACCTCAAAAAAGGCTCGAAGGTCGCGATCGAGGGTGTGATCAGGACTCGCGAGTTTGAGGACCGCGACGGCAATAAGCGGCGAACTACGGAAATCGTGATCGAGCAATTCAACGGGAAGCTCGAATTCGTATCATCTTTACGCGACGGAGATGGCCAAGGATCGCCAGCAGGCGCGCGTGGCTCGCAAAACGATGGTAGAAGCTATGATCAGTCGTCGCAAAGCCAGCAAGGCGGCTCCTACGCCAATTCTGGCGCTCGGTCGATGAAAGACCTGGACGACGACATCCCGTTCAGCCCGGAGTGGCGTTGATGAGCTGGATCCTCGAACCTGCAGGAAGTTCTTGCAGCTTGCCGGGCAAGCCAAAGCGCGAGCGCCAAGAACGCCGCGTCGTCAAACTCAAGCGCCGCGGCGACGGGCCGGCATGGCGCGAGATCATCGTTGTTTTTCGGCAGATTGAGGGGATTCGCCATGGCGCGACGCGGCAGACCACGCAAATTCGGCCCGCGTGAAGCGAATGGCCAGATCCAGCGGCCGAGCACAATCGAGAAGCGGCGCAAGGATGCCGAGGCCCGCGAATATGTTCGAGCGGTTGTCCTGGCGCAGCCGCATCGGCGCGGAGCCGGCGGCAATGAGCGCGAGAGTGCGATCGGGCGGTTTATCCGTGATCGGGGGCTTGATGCCGGGCTTTACCTCGCGGCTTGCGATTATCGCCAAGCTGATACGCGATGGCGGAAGATGGCCGGTTTGCCGGTGCTGGCGCCGACATGGCGCGGCGGCGTCAGAATGGGCGACGACGAGCCGACATCCGCAGAGATTTGGGATGCTGAACAAATTGTGCAAGTCATGAACGATACCATGGCCGCCATAAGCCCTCATGGATTGCGCATTGTGCGCATGATTGTGCTTGAAGAGAAGGATATAGATCCGCAATCCGTGGATGCTGACACCGCCATAAGATGCCTGACGGCACTCGCAATCTCGCTCGGGTACAAAAAGGGCGAAATCGTATTCTGTGGATACGGTGAATTATGTGAATAAGGTGTATTCCGTGAATGGCGCGCGCATTTTCATTGCGCGCCGCAATCGTACACAAATATCATGCTCACCATGATCTTGCGGGTAAGAGAGCCGGAGCACTCATCGGTCTCATAAGCCGAATTAGGCGGTTCAACTCCGCGCCCGCAACCAATCTCTCTGTCGCTAATCAACGTGAGCATCAATGTGACGACATCAATAGAATCGATCCGCGCCGATATCGTCGCGACAGAAGCGCGCCTGGGCAAGTTGAGACAGGCGCATGATATCTTGGCCGGTCTCGATAATGTCGAGGCTGTCGCCGCCGAGATTGATGCACAGCATCAGGTCAAGCGGTCAGGCAGACCAAAGAGGGACAAAGCTGAACCTGTTTCATCCGCCTTCCGAGAAGGATCTGCTCCGGAAAAGATCATCGCCGTTCTGAACACAGGATCGTTCACTCGGTCGGAAATCGAATCCAAATTACCCGATGTCAGCCGAACAGCCATTGGCGTTTCTCTTCAACGCTTGAAGAAATCGAAAAAAGTCATTCTTGACGGAAGGCTCTGGCGTATCCGCAAGTAACAGCTTCGCACCATTCCCCTATGTTCTGGCTCGGCAGCATAGAAACACGCTGGCGACCTTCGGTGCGAAGATGACGTTTCAAAGGAATCGCCAGAACCGAGTGACCGGAAGGTACGGCGTGCTGTTGGCACAGTGCCATAGTTGCCTTCCGGTCTGTATCGCGACGTAGCTCAAGTGGTAGAGGTCGGGGCATGATCCCGTGAATGTCGGTTCGAATCCGACCGTCGCGCCTATCAGTTTCGCCGATGTCAATGGATGGCGGGCGCGCCATGCCGCCATTGCAGAAGCGGAAAGCGCAAGTGATGCGTTGAAAAATATCACGCGTGTGGAACCGTGCGCAGGCAGGACACAATTTGAGGCGAGCCGTATCGAGGTTGTGAGGCTAGCAATGATCTCGGACGCCAGACGAGCCAACGGTTCAGTATTATGCGCGATGCGCGGAGATTGAGCGGAGGGGCTACCGCTCGATGTGGGAGGCTTCACGGCGGGCGTAGCCATCGGCGCCGATAACCGTGAAGCCTCCCGGCAATCAATTACAAACAGGGATGCCTCCAATGATCGGCGCTTTGAAAAAAGCTCTGGAATTCGCGATGTGTGCCATTTTGTTCGCCTCTGGACTTGGAGGCACGCTCTTCATTGCGTGGGCGATATACCTCTTTTTCCATGTTTGCGATCTGCCTGGCGCAGTGTGTCCATGATTGGCGATTTTTGGGGATTATGACCATGCTCGATTTCGTCAACGCAAAGAAAAATAAACCAGAAACTTCGGAATCGTATGCGCGGGAAATTGCTCGCGAATGTCTTAAAAAGGCCAGTGGAGCGCAACAAGCGGCCATCCGCATGATGGTCGAGCGGGCCGGAAGCGACGCCGCCTTGTTCCGGGCGATTGCTTGGCCTCTGGTCGAGGGCGGCGTGGCAAAGATCATCGGTGATCTATGCCGCTCTGAGCGCCAGACCAATTGGCAGGGAGGTCCCGCATTTGCGCCGAACGAGGCGGCCCGCATCAAGCGCATTGGCGCAAGCAACCTTATGATGTTCCGGCTTCCGGGAAGCTATATCCCGATGAAGGATGCCAAGCGCGAAGATCTCGCAAAAGCGATCGAGCTTTGCAGCACAACAGCCAAGGATCTTCTCTTCAAGACGCGGTGGTTCCAGGCGATCCGCGATGCGCTGCCTGATGGCAAGCGGGTCGGCGAGGCCCTGACGGAAACCCGCCTCGGCGAACTCCAGATGGAGACAAAAAATGGATAGTTTGAGCAGCCATACGAACGGTGACATCCAAAACATTGTTGCTGCTCGATCGCCAGGCCAGTTTGAAGATGGAATCCACAAAGCCTTTGCCGGGCGCACAAATTCTGCCGATGAGGCAGGCGTGATCGACCATAACGAAGACGACATCCTCCCGGCCTTTGTCGATCCCGATAGCAGCGGGCAGGGCGACCATAGAGATCGTGCCTCGCCAGGCCATGAACACCATGAAACCCGGCCCGCTGTTTCCGAACTCATCGACCTGATCCAGATGCAATGGCGGATGCGGCAATCATGGCTCAAGGCTGAGGTTGCATTGACGCTGCAGGTCAAGGCGTGGTGCCGCCGCGCGGCGCATCAGGGCGACAAGAAAGAGGCGGACGTGATTTATGCCGCCATGTTCTGCAAGGGCGAGCACCCGGCCGCGCATGACGCTCTTTCCGCGACCTTCCCATTGATCGATGCCCGCACCGGGATCGAGGAAAAGCGCAAGATCATCGAAAAGGAACTGGCCAAGCTCGCGAAGAAACTTCCGGTCTCGCCATATGTGGCGACGGTCAAGGGCTTCTCGATCAATGGCCTTGTGGCGATCGTCGGTGAGGCCGGCGACATCGGCATGTATCGATCACCGGCGGCGCTCTGGAAGCGCATGGGACTGGCACCGCGCGATGGCAAAGCCGCCTCGACCTGGCGCCGCACCGGCGGCCTCACCGCCGAGGATTGGAGCGATTATGGATATAACCCGCGCCGCCGCTCTGTCATGTTCGTGGTTGGGCAATCGCTGATCGGCGCCATGGGTCATGGCCCGCGCCCGCTCGCCGGCGAGGACATTGCGTATCGAGAGGATTGGTCGCCGCTGCAAAAGCTCTTCGTCGAGCGGTTGCGGATCGAAGCCGCGAAGGATTCTGAGATGCGCTTGAAGGATACGAAGGAAGGCAAGGAGTCCTACAAGGCTCATGCCTCAAACCGGGCGCAACGGTTTGTCGAGAAGCGATTTCTCAAGGAGCTTTGGCAGGCTTGGCGGTCTGCATGAGTTTGTCATCGCTGCGGCCAGAGCAGCTTCGATATCCACAGGACACCTGCCGCGGCGATGACATCTAGTTTGGCGCAAGGTGTGGCCAATGACCGCACGATATCCTTTAGCGATGTGCCCATCTTGCGTCTACCCTATGCCGCGCACTCAGGCCGTATCAACCTTGAAATCCATTTCATCAGTGCCTGAGTGCGCGGCTCCCATTTGCATGTCATGCCATCCCAAATGCGAAATCCAAAGAGCTATTGCCTGACATGCCGGATCCGACACGGCCGTTCGCGTCATGATTTCCATCCTCGACATGCCGATGTCGGATCCATCCATAAGCCGCATGATCGCCATAGGAGAAACGATATCCGAAAACCGATTGCGACATGCAGCAATGAGACGGAAGCGTAGTCGCCAATCGAAACGCGATCTCCAGACACAGATTGCGATTGCGCTTCCACTTTTTTCGAGTGAGCGACTCGGCCAATCGATGATTGACATCCATGAGCGAAATGCCAATTCGCACATTCTATCACTCTGCAATTTCAAATCATACAAAAACAAGGCGGCGCAATGTATGCACACATCCGCCCACAAAATCAGCGAACCAGTCGATTTCTCAGTCTAAATTGTGTAAAAAACAGAATGCGGTTAAACCCGCTTGGGGATGACAATTTAGGCCGGAGCATCAGGGGCGATGCGCCGGCCTTTTTTATGTGCATGGTGCCGATATGGATCAAATGACAGAGCCGGAAAGTGGGCCGATTGAAACGATTTGCGTCGCGAACGGTGTTCTCAAAACGCGCTGGACCGATGAGCGCATCGCGCGGCTCGGCTTTCTCGTTGGTCTTGGCTGGTCCGGCGAGCGGATTGCCGCTGATCCATTGATCCGCTCCACCACGAACAACATTCATCGCCAGGCACAACGCTTCGGCCTGCGCTTCCGAGCCGCACATCAGACGGATCTTAAAAAGCCGGTGCGGGATATTCTCGACTCTGCGGCCGAGAAGCGCGGCGTCACTTTGGACAAGCTCGTTCAGCTCATCCTAACGACATTGGCACAAGAGCCAAACCTGATTGATTCTGTTCTGGATGATCAGTGATCATCAAGTAGATCTTGGCGCAGCCCTAGAAGCCTTCTGGCTTGCTGGCTGTTCATGATCAGATAGATTAGGACGCGGGCTGGTCCAGGAATGTCGTTCGATCCAGATTCCCAACGCTGGATAGTCCTAAATCCTTGAATACCTATCACACGAGCAAATTTTTCGGCGCTCAAGCCAAGGGCCCTTCGAGCGGCCTTCACTTCGGCCGGGCCAATTTCGACCATGCTTCCATCTCCATTAATGGCCAGAATTTGCGGCATTGTGTCGTATAAGGCAATTCTTGATTGGGCACAAAAAAAGCGGAGCCAAAAGCGCCGCTCTTTGTTCATCGATGATGTGAAATCAGCTTGCAACTTTGTCGAGGATTTTCCCGGCAATTAGCTCCATCTCAATGCGGGTGTCGCTGTTCTTTTCCTCGCGCGCCTCGGCAGTGATTGCCTGCGCCATCGTCCAAGCGGTGCGCGGGAAATCACCTTTCTCCCGCTGTGCACCAGTCTCGGCATCGTGCATCATGATTGTCTTGGCGCGCTTGGCCGAGAACCCGCGATTGCGAAGGAAGGCTAAGGCTTCATCTTCCTCGCGGGCAACGATCGCCGTTTTCGCCTTCTGGACGCCTTCGATCAGCCGCTTGTCGCTCCCAGTGGCAAAGCTCTGGAGAGCCGGGCGAGCCTCATCAATGAAGCGGGCCGGTGCTTGCGATGTGTGCCGAATTGTCATCTCATTGAAATGTTCGACACCCCAAAGGTTGCGATTCTGACAAACCGCGCGGAGATAAAAGGCGGAAAGTTTCAGCGCGCCAGCGCCGACCTCGGAATTGCTCACATAGAAGCCTCGGAACATGAGGTCCGGCGAGCCGTCCTTGAGCTTGCCGACCTCAACTGGGTGGGTGTCATCAACCAGGAAGATAAACACGTCTCGATCGGAGGCATAAAGCGTGGTTGAGTCGATCGTGACCGGCGCAAAAGGGTCATACATATTGGTGGACCAATTGATGACGCCTGGGATTTTCCAACGGGTGTCTCCGGTGCCATTGCCGGCGATCATTTGCACTGCCTCAACCACATCGGCATCACGGATCCAGCCATATTTCGGGCCGACCGCCGCGCGCATCGTGCCCATGCAGTCGTAAGTTTTAAGCTCTGGAACCTCCCGTTGGTTGCGCATCATGTAATTGAGAACATCAGCGCCAATCTGCGTCGGAAGTTTGCGCAATTCTCGAGCCGAGAAATTGGCGAGCGTTGAAAGCTGTCCGAATGACCAATGCGAAGGGCTTACGATGTCTCCGCCTGGCAAGCCGATCGAAAGCTTGTTTGTATCAGCCATTGTCTCCGGCTCTGGAGCGATAAACTCGATCCCTTTTGTTTTTACTATCCGCTCATTCGTGTTTTCTGCGCGATGCCGAAGCTTATCGCGCATGTCATTTAAAGAGAGAAAGCGTTGATCCTCCGGCCGAGAAATCCATTGCCTGGAAACCGTGCTGTCATTACGGCCAAGCGTCGGATCTACCTTATAAGCGCCAGTGACAGCAGCAGCATCGGACTCAACGAAGGCGATCGAGGAAAAGGCGTTCATTTTCAAAGGCTCCAAATGCGCAGCACCATTGCCGCGACGGGAGTTTTTTACGACATTATGTCGTATCTTGCAACTTAATTTTCTGGAAAATTAGACATGGCAGCGCAAAAATCTTCGCAGGCATGGCCGGCGGATAAGGTGGAGCGGCGCTCCATTGCGTCCTTGATTCCGTATGCGCGCAATTCGCGCACTCATAGCGCGGAACAGGTTGATCAGATTGCGTCGGCAATCAAAGAGTGGGGCTGGACGACTCCGGTCCTGATCGATCCTGATGGCGGTATCATCGCTGGCCATGGCCGTGTGATGGCGGCAAAGAAGCTTGGCATCGAGGAAATCCCGGTCATGGTCGCTGAAGGCTGGTCCGAGGCGCAGAAGCGTGCCTATGTGATCGCCGATAATAAGCTTGCCGAGAATGCCGGGTGGGATACGGCGCTCTTGAAGGTCGAATTCGATGAGCTGCGCGGCCTCGATTTTGATTTGGGTCTGACTGGCTTTTCCCTCGCCGAGATTGGCGGAATCGACCTGATGGCTGGAGGCGATGGCGATCCTGCTGAGAATGATGCAAATGAGCCAGGCGAGGCGGAAGAGTCCTCAAGCAATTCAGCATCAGGATCCGCGACTGGATCCCTGGCTGACCGCTTTATGGTTGTGCCTTTCAGCGTCCTCAATGCCCGCGAGGGATGGTGGCAGAATCGCAAGCGCCAATGGCTCGCGATCGGCATCCAATCAGAGATGGGACGCGGCGAAAATCTCCTACGGTTCTCGGACACGATCAATGAGCCGAACCCGGAGAAGCGAGCGAAAGCGCGGCACGCGCCGAATGCCACACCTGCCGGTGGCGGCGGGGCCTTTAAGGCCATGAACGAGAAAATGGCCAAGAACCGAGCAAAATTGCAGGGCACCGACGCTGTGGATGTCAAGGCCATCAAGACGATTGGCACCACAAGTTGGATGAACGAAAAAGGCTTATCGGGTGGGTGCTCTGATGGCGATCCGGCTGTTTCCTCTGGCACATCGATCTTCGACCCGGTGCTATGCGAGGTTTCTTATAGGTGGTTTTCGCCGGCTAGCGGAACCATCCTCGATCCATTTGCCGGCGGATCGGTGCGCGGTATCGTCGCCAGCAAGCTCAGCCGGCAATATGTCGGTTGCGAGCTGCGCGAGGAACAAGTTCTGGCGAACCGGGCGCAAGCGGATAAGATTTGCTCGGACCCACAGCCGGTTTGGTGTATCGGGGACAGCCGACACATCACTAGGCACGCGAAAGGCATCGAAGCTGATTTCGTTTTCTCGTGCCCACCCTATGCTGATCTTGAGGTCTATTCCGACAATCCCCAGGATATTTCGACGCTCTCTTATCCTGATTTCCGAGAGGCGTATTCCGAGATCATCAAGGCGGTGTGCTCGATGCTCAAACCGGATCGCTTCGCGGCGTTTGTCATCGGCGAGGTTCGTGGGAAGCGTGGCGGATATTATGGTTTCGTTCCAGATACAATTCGCGCGTTCGAGGACGCGGGGCTAACCTATTACAACGAAATCATTCTTGTGACGGCTGCAGGATCTTTGCCGATCCGTGCTGGCAAGCAATTTTCCTCGACCAGAAAGGTAGGAAAGACGCACCAGAACATCCTTGTCTTTTGCAAGGGTGATCCGAAAAAAGCCACAGAGGCTTGCGGCACAGTCGAGATTTCCGACGATATGTTCGCCGGGCTCGATCCGGAGGTTGCGACGGATCAAACCAACGATCCAAGCGCAACCCAATATGGCGAGGTCCTATGACGCCACCAATCGTCCGCGAACATGATGGCGTCCTTGTCGTTCGGGACGATCTATTCCCTGGTGGCACCAAAGCACGGTTTCTGCCGGTGTTGTTCGATCGCGCTGATGAAGTTGTCTACGCCAGTCCTGCTGAGGGAGGCGCGCAAACGGCCTTGGCGACGGTCGCGCGTCGTCTTGGCAAGCGAGCCACCATCTTCGTGGCAAAGCGCGCTGAACCTCATCCTCGCGCACACATGGCGAAGCGGCTCGGGGCCACAATCTATCAGGTCTCACCGGGATATCTCGCAGTCGTCAAGGCGCGGGCCCGTACCTATTGCGCGGACACTGGAGCGTTGCTCGCGCCGTTCGGGGTCGATTTGCCGGAGGCGATTAACCTCATTGCGGCGGCGGCATGCTCGACCGGGATTGAGCCCGATGAGGTTTGGTGCGCATCAGGATCTGGCGTCCTGGCTCGCTCGCTCGCAAGGGCATGGCCTAAAGCGCGCCGACATGTGGTGGAAGTCGGCCGCTCCCTATCTCCAGCAGAAGTGGCGGGAGCCACGATCCATAAAGCTGGAGTGCCATTCAGCAAGGCGTCGCGGGCTCCGGTGCCGTTCCCTTCGGACCCGCATTATGATGCCAAGGCATGGGCGATTTGCCAAAAAAAACGCGCCAGGGTTGGGCGCGTGCTGTTCTGGAATGTGACGGGTCCGGCGGAACCTTAAAGCCTTCGCCATGTGAATCGGCCATAATCATCAGCACTCACGTCATATTGGCTCGGCCGCAGTCCGGCGGCATAGGCGTTCCGCTGCGCGTCAGCTTTCGTCAGGAAGGGTCCTGATGCAGGGCTTTCCGATCGAGCCGGTCGAATTGTCTTGGCGACCGCTGATCGGCCGTCAGAATCCACCGCGTACACAATGGCGGGACGCTTGAATTTTTCGGCCATACTGCTGGCGCTTTCTTCGGCGGCGCCAAAAGTTTCATGCTCGGTTTTAACTCGGCCTCCGCCTTGACAAAAAGCGGTCCAAAGCACCGCGCGAGCCAAAATGGCGTCATTGTATGCATCGGACTCATGATACTTTTGCATTGTAAAATCCCTCGCCAATTTGTGTGTCGTCTAATGTAACTTTTACAAAAAGCAACTGAAACCAATGCAGAAGAAACATCTTGCTGAAAATCAGTCGCAACGGAGAGGACGGGGGAAACCACGCCACGAACCGACAAAAGAGACCAGGCGACAAATTGAAATGATGGTCGCCTCGGGGATCCAATTCGAATTGATCGCTGCCATCATTGGCATCAGCGAGCCGACGCTACGGAAATATTACCCAGAAGAATTGGCGCTTGGAAAAGCCAAAGCGAATGCGATGGTGGCCGCAAACATCTTCCGGCAAGCGACCAAGGATGATCCACGATGCGCTTCGTTCGCGCTCTTTTGGGCGAAGACGCAAATGGGCTGGAAAGAGACGCATATCGTTGAGAACACGCATCAGTTTGTCGAGCGGGACAGTCTCGATCTGGAGACGTGATACATGACGAAAGAGGTTCGTTTTTCCGATGGCCAACAGGCCGCTCGGGAATGCCTCGCCCGCCATCGATATGCATGTGTATTCGGTGGGACGAGAAGCGGAAAAACATTTCTGATCACGCGCGCCATCATCCATCGGGCATTACGCGGTGAAAACTCCAGACACGCCATGCTGCGATTTCGCGGCAATGCGGCACGCGCGTCACTCTCGCTCGACACGCTGCCGACTGTCTTACGGCGTTGCTTTCCAGGCGTCGTGGCGACAGAGCACCGGCAAGAGGGCTATTTCGAATTTCAGAACGGCGCACAGATTTGGGTCGGCGGTCTCGACGACAAACAGCGCGTCGAGAAAATCCTTGGTCTGGAATTCGCGACCATATTTTTAAACGAGGCGAGCCAGATTCCGCATAGCTCGGCCACGATCGCACTCACGCGTCTGGCGCAAGTCATTCCTGGCCTGACACAACGCGCGTTCGTCGATCTCAACCCGGTCGGCAAGGCGCACTGGACCAATCGGCTCTTTGTCGAGCACGTCGATCCGATCTCACGCAAGCTGCTCGCCGATCCTGAAAACTACGGCTGGTGTCGCCTCAATCCGATCGATAATCGGCACAATCTGGCGCCGGAATTTCTTCGGAGCCTAGAAAACCTGCCGGAAAAGCAGCGCAAGCGGTTTTACGAGGGCGTATTTGTCGATGAAATCGACGGTGCGCTCTGGACGCTTGAGACGATTGAGGCGTGCCGCGTGGCGTCGGAAGAAATCGCCGAGGACAAGCGGTCGCAAGTCGTGGTGGCGGTCGATCCATCTGGCGCAGGATCGAAGGAGGATGGCGCGGCCGACGAAATCGGCATCGTCGTCGCGGCCAAAGGCCAGGATGGCCATGGCTATGTGCTCGACGATTTGTCGCTGCGGGATTCTCCTGCCGTGTGGGGTAGGCGGGCCGTCGATGCTTATCACCGCTACAAGGCCGATTGCATCGTGGCGGAGACCAATTTCGGCGGAGCCATGGTTGAAGCCGTCATCCGGGCGGCGGATCCGAATGTTCCAGTGCGGCTGGTCACGGCCTCGCGCGGGAAGGCTCTGCGCGCTGAGCCGGTGTCCGTCCTGTACCAACGTGGCTTGATCCATCACGCCGGCCGGTTCGATCGGTTGGAGGATCAAATGTGCTCGTTCTCCGGCAGTGGCTACATGGGGCAGGATTCGCCTGACCATGCCGATGCGATGGTCCATGGGATAACCTATCTGCTTGGCATCCCGGATGGCACCGCGATCATCGATTTTTACCGCGGGCTCGCCGAGGCGTCCGGCAAGAGCGGACCGCAATTCGGCTATGCGATAGGTGCGGCGGCGGGGAATGGCGATGTCGCGCTCTATGCGCCTGCCGGGCTTTTCGGGATCGTCACAGGTGGCGAGACAGGACGTTCCTATCAGATCGACCCGGATGGAATCGTGACCGTTGCGGTCGAAGATTTGGCGCTCATGCAGCGCGCCGGATTCCGTAAAGTTGAAGGAGCATCATCATGAACAAGGTGAAAATGCGCGCGCCGGCCGGCATGACCGGCGGCATCAATGGACTGCCTGGCGTCTATATCATCGATGGAATCGTCGAGGTTGAGCAAGCTGCTGTCGCATCGCTTGCGGCCTCCGGGTTCTCGCAAATCTCTGTCGGTGAGATCGGAAGCGCGACCACAGTCGCCGATCTCATCCCTTTTATTCAAGGCTTGCAAGCCGAGTTGGCGGTGCTCAAGGAACAAAATGAACTGATCATCTCGCGCGCTTCCACGGCAATGAAAGCGGCGCTCGGGCTCTAAGCAATCGGTGACATATGGCTGACACACCTTCACGCGGCGGCGTTGCCGGAATCCCGCTGTCGCCGTACCAGGTGACGGTCAACTATGGCAGCCGCATCGCCGGCGCCAGCGGGCAGGCATCGGCATGGTTCGGCCCGCTTCCGCCGCTCAATCCACTCGCGCCGCCGGAAGTCGCCGGGCGGCAATTCGATTTTGTCCCTGGCTTCAACCTCAACACGGTCACGCGGGCATATTCGCCTATCACATTCGCCGATTTACGCGGCTTCGCGGATGGGTATGACCTGATGCGACTCGTGATCGAGACGCGCAAAGATCAGGTCTGCCGCATGGGATGGTCGATCAAGGCGAAGGATGGAAAAAACGAACGAGTGGGGGTGGCAGAGGCGATCACCCAATTCTTTCAGCGTCCAGATGGCCGCATGGATTGGGAAGATTGGCTCCGCATGCTGCTCGAAGACTTGTTCGTCATCGATGCAGCGTCGATCTATATGCACCGCGACAATAGCGGGCGGCTGATCGGGCTCCTTCCGATGGACGGCGCAACGATCAAACCTGTCATCGACGATTGGGGCAGGACACCATATCCGATTGTCGATGGCGGCAATATTGTCTATCCGGTCGCCTTTCAGCAGATCCTCAAAGGCTATCCTGCTGTCGATTACACAGAACAGGATTTGATCTATCGGCCGCGCAATCGGCGGACCAACCGTGTCTATGGTTTCTCGCCCGTCGAGCAGATCATTTCGACGGTCAATATTGCTCTGCGGCGTCAAGCATTCACGCTCGACTATTACACCGAGGGCAACATCCCGGCATCGCTCATCGGGGTTCCTGATACCTGGACGCCGGATCAAATCGCGGCCTATCAGAGGTATTGGGACTCCTATTTTGAAGGCAATGAAGGGCGGCGCCGGAAGGCCAAGTTTGTCCCCGGCGGTGTGGCGAAAACCTTCATCCAGACGCAAGAGCCGGACCTGAAAAACGTCTTTGATGAATGGCTTGCGCGGCTCGTTTGCTTCGCTTTTTCTGTGACTCCACAGGGACTTGTCACACAGCAAAACCGCGCCACGGCTGAAACGCAAAAGGATCTTTCCGAAGAGGAAGGCCTTTTCCCAATCATGTCGTGGATCAAAGGGATCATTGACCCGATCATCGCCCTGGAGCTCGGCGCGCCAGACTTGGAATTTGCGTGGGGCACAGATGAGCAAATTGACCCTGCGCAGCAACAGACGATTCTTACCGCATATGTCAATGGCGGTGTGATGACGATCAACGAGGCGCGCGCGCAACTCAAGCTCAGTCCGAGCGACAATCCCGCCGCTGATCTGCTTATGACCTCCAGCGGGACCGGCTTTGTGCCGATCGGGGCCAATACGATTGAGGGGAAACAGGCAAATCTCGATGCGTTTGGACCGCCACCTGCTGCGATGACGGAACCCATCGGTGCCGTTGAAAATAGCAAAGAAAATCAAGATAATACTGGCGATGACGGCAAGGCTGGAAAAGGTGGTTCAGAGCCATCATCGAAAGTCTTGAACGCGCTCTTCGACAAGGCGTCGGCCGGAGGTCCGACCGACCATGTCCCTTTTACGCGCAAGCGGGTAGTCGCCGCCGAGGAACGCTTCCGGACTACGATTGCGGCCGCGTTGACTGCAACCGGCCGATCGGTGGCGGCTCATGTGCGTGCGGCGCTGAAAGGATTGGGAAAGGTCGGTCCTGGCGACTCTGACCCGGATAATGAAGCGGAGCGGATCGCCAGCGATCTGCCGTTTGATTTTATGGCTGCCGCGTCGGATGTGCTTGGCGATGCGTTGGCCGAAGCCATCGCCGAATTTGTGGTCTACAACCTCGCCGAAGTCGCTGAGGTTGCCGGCGCGCGGATCGGCGTCGCCAATGTGATGGACCTGGTCAACCAGGTCAACCCACGCGCCGTCAAAGCGGCGAGCGAACGAGCGGCAAATCTGGTCTCGCTCAAGGGTGAGGATTCGATCGTCGCGACGACGCGGGAGATGATCCGGAGAACGATCGCGCAGGGCCTTGCCGACAATATTGGGTCTGATGCGATCGCCGAGGCATTGGAGACGGGCTATGCCTTTTCAGAGGATCGGGCCGACCTGATCGCCAAGACTGAAATCTCCATGGCCAACGGTGACGCGGCGCTGGAGAGCTATCGGTCGGCGGCGGCGATCGGGATCAAGGTCAAAAAGGAATGGCTGGTCGCGCCGCAAGGATGCTGCCCAATATGCGGCGAGAATAGAGATGCCGGCGCGATCGAACTGGACGCGACCTTTCCGAGCGGCCACGCGACGAGCCCGGCACATCCGCGATGCCGCTGCACGGTCTCGCCAGTGGTCGAGGATGAGACAGCCGAGAAGGCTTATAATCCCGATCAACCGCGGGGAAATGACGGGAAATGGTCAAGCTCAGGACTTGGTGCGGTCAATGCCGCCGCGCCTGCGATCGATGAGATCAACCGCGCGCTTGGCTTAGCGCTCCCCGCCGGTGGCGCATACATGCCGGCGAAGGTTCATTCAAAAATGAAAGACAAGAGACCGGATGACTATAATTTTGTGATGCGCAATCTGAATGCGGTGCTACGCAAACCTGATTATGTCGGGATAGATGCTCACCATCCGGAGCACATCAATCTGGTGAAGCGGGTGGATGGCGGCAAGGATCCGGCACTCCTTGTCTCGATCAGTAAGGAACGAAGCTCTCGAAAAAGCTTCGCTGTTGTGACAGCGCATCCGATTGCCGAGGTTAAAATTCAAGCGAAACTATCGGCCGGATATCTCAAGGCAACAAAAAAGGGGCGATAAAGCCCCTTTTTGATGTGCCTGAGCCAGGATGCAACCCCTGGATCACTTTCTGACCATTTCAGGCGTGGCGGTCAGCAGTTCCGCCCTCAGCAGGCACGGCAGCAATATAGGCCGATCACAATTTTTCAGCAAGTCGAAACCAGCCGCCCGTTCGAGGTGGCTTTTTTATTGGGGCCTCGAATGGACAAACTCAATCTTTTCATCCCGATCACCAAGATCGATCAGGCGCAACGCCTAGTCTACGGCGTCGCGACCGCTGAACAGGAGGATCGCGCAGGCGAGGTGTGTGACTATGCCTCGACCAAGCCGTTTTATGAAAAATGGTCTGGCGACATCGAGAAGGCGACCGATGGCAAGAGCCTGGGCAACCTGCGCGCCATGCACGGCAAGGTCGCGGCAGGTAAGGTGACGGCGATCAATTTCAATGACGACGCCAAGCAGATCGAGATTTGCGCCAAGGTCGTCGACGATTCCGAATGGAAGAAGGTCGAGGAAGGCGTTTACACCGGATTTTCACAGGGCGGCGCATACGTCAAACGCTGGCAGGACGATGCCGGATTGCAGCGATACACGGCCGACCCCAATGAGGTTTCTTTGGTGGACATGCCTTGTTTGCCAACCGCCACATTCTCTGTGATCAAAGCCGATGGCGTCATCGAAGAGCATCATTTCAAAGCTGGCGGTGATGGAGACATCGAGAAAAAATGGACGGTGACATCCACCAATACGGCGGGCAATGACCACTCCTCAAGCCACGACACCAAGGCTGCGGCCGATGCAGAAGCAAAGGATCGGAAAGACAAGGGCCACACCAAGGTAAAGGTCAAAGGATCGTCCGATGATGGCGACGGCGCCGACAATGAGGGAGCCGCCGACGAAAGCGCCGAAAAGCTCTGGAAATCGAAGCGTGATGGCTCCGAGCATCCAACCCTTGAGGCATTGCGCGCTCATCATACGCAACTCGATGCTGATGAAGCGGCGCAGAAAGCCGCAGCTCCCGCACTGGATGCTCTTGCCGAAATGGCGGGCGCGCTTGGTATCGAAAAGAAGGATTATTCTGAAGACGCCCGCTCCAAAATGGCGGACAGCGGGCAGGCCATGAGCGACGGGTCGTTCCCGATCAAGACCAGGGCCGACCTGGAAAATGCGGTCAAGGCATTTGGCCGGGCCAAGGATCCTGCCGCCGCGAAAAAGCACATCATCGAGCGGGCCAAGACGCTTGGCGCCACCGACATGCTGCCGCCAGATTGGCCGGGCTCGACGGCTAAGGCCGGCAAGGTCATAAACGGGCCGATGCTCAAGGGCCTCGATGCCTGCGCGCGGCTCGCCTGCCTGATCCAGGAATTGGAATGGCTCCAGCAAGGTGCGGCATGGGAATCGACAACGGAAGGGGATGCCTCGCCTTTGCCCGGTGAATTGGCGCAGAACATTGCTGGCCTGTGCGCTACGCTCAGGGCCATGGTGCAGGAAGAAACCGCCGAGCTGGCGCAGGGCATCGATGTCGATCCGGCTCAGATGGACGATTCGCCGCTTGCGGCTGCCGCCGGCAAACTGCGGTCCAATGCGTTGGCCGCGCTGAGCAAGATCGCAAACCCCGCGATCGCGCCGATCCTCGAAAAGGCCGGTGCCCGCAACAGCAAGGGGGATGCGGCCAAAATCCAGTCCATGCATGACAATGCGGTTGACCTCGGCGCGACCTGCGGCGGATCGGCCGACAAGGCAGCGCACAGTGCTGATCTTGCCAAGGCGCTTGTCGGCAAGGATGCGGAGATTGCCGCCGAGAAATCGCGCGCCGATACCTTGCAGCGCGCACTCGATCTCGTTGCCGAGGATGTCAAACGGCTTGCCGCTGCGCCGCGCCCGCTGCCCTATGCGGCCGGCACGCGAGCGGTAAGCAAATCTGAGGATAATGGCGGTCAGGATCCGAAAACGCTCGAACAGCGCTTCGAGCAATTGAGCCGTGACGAGCAGATCAATTTCGTCATGAAGCACGCGCCACGCATCAGCAATCCGGCGCTCACGCGCTGATCGGTCAATCTCAAATAATTGATTTTACGACGCCCTGGCTTACGCCGGGGCTTTTTTGTGAGGAATCCGCATGTCTGTTTCCCCCGCCGAAATTATCGAAAAACTCCGTGGCGCGCCGCAGATCGGTGATCCCCGTCTTCCCGACCATCTGGCGAAGGCTGGCACCTTTACCGAACCCGCGAGTGCGACGAGCGGCCCCGCATTTTACGATCTGGAACTTGGCGCGAAGCTGGTCTATCCGGTCCTGACGCCGCTGCGTAATTCGATCCCGCGTCTTACCGGTGGACGAGGCGTGCAGGCCGCATGGCGCGCCATCACTGCGATCAATACCGGGGCAATCCGCGCCGGCGTTTCCGAGAGCAACCGCGGTGGCACGATCAATGTCGCGACCAAGGATTACGTCGCCAATTACAAGGGCATCGGAATCGAAAGTTCGGCGTCGTTCGAAGCGACCTATGCCGCGCAGGGATTTGATGATCTCCGCGCGCTCGCGGCGCGCACCGGCCTCGAATCTCTGATGCTGCAGGAAGAGGCGATGATCCTCGGTGGCAATGGCTCGCTTGCGCTTGGCGCGCCAGGTGCCGTGACGGTTTCCGCTGCGACGACTGGTGGCACGCTCGCCGCGCAAACCTGGTCCGTCATTGCGGTCCCTCTTGCGCTGGATGGTGTGATCAACGCGAGCGTGACGGGTGGTATCCAGCAGGCGCTGACACGCACCAATGCGGACGGTACGAGCGACACGTTCGGCGGCGGTGCGGGGTTCAAGAGCGCGGCGACCACGGTCACGACGACTTCCGCAACCAGCTCGATCACCGCGAGCATTCCGACCCTCAACGGCGCGCTCGGTTATGCGTGGTTTTGGGGTGCCTCTGGCGCAGAGGTTTTGGGCGCGATCACAACCATCAACAGCGTGTCGATCACCGCGGCGGCAACCGGAACGCAAACCGCGGCGTCCCTCATCGCTTACAGCAATGGAGCGACTGATTATTCCGTCAATAATCTTGCCTTCGACGGCCTGATTACCCAGGCGCTGGCCAACGGTTCCGGTGCCTACGTCAAGTATCTCGATCCTGGGGCCGCCGGCGTTGGGACGCCTTTGACGGCAGACGGGCAGGGTGGCATCGTCGAGATCGACACGGCGCTGAAATGGTTTTGGGACAATTACCGTCTCTCGCCGGATACGCTGTGGGTGAACAGCAAGGAAGCCCTGAATATCTCGCGGAAGATCCTTCAAGGAACTTCTAATTCAGCGATGCGCTTTGTATTCAATTCTGCTCAGGATGCGATCGGCGGCGGCATCATGGTCCGCACCTATCTGAATCGTTTCTCGATGGCCGGTCCGAACGTCATCGACATCAAAATTCATCCAAATATGCCGGCGGGCACGATTCTGATGACCAGCGCATCGCTGCCGTATCCCCTTTCAAACGTCGCCAATGTGATGCAAATCCGGTGTCGCCAGGACTATTATCAGATCATGTGGCCGGTTACATCACGTAAGTATCCCTATGGCGTGTACGCAGACGAGGTTCTCCAGCACTATTTTCCGCCGAGCATGGGTGTTATCACTAATATCGCCAATGGCTAAATGATTTTGGGCCGGGTTCTCCGGCCCTTTCCCTCATGGTGGATAGATGGCTTCATCCGTAAAAAATTTTGAAGTAACGAATAACACTCCTGTTCTCATAGCTTCTGGCGCGCGCACACTGTTCGGCTATGATGTTGGCAGCAATGATCCTTCTCCTGTGAAGGTCCTGGTCTTTGACAAGGCCACCGCGCCGGTAATCGGCACCGATCAGCCTGTTCTCGAAATCCTATTGCCGCCCCTCGGAGCCCGTGCCCGCGCGACCGGGTCCGCAGGAATCGCATTCGCGAATGGGATTTACCTGGTTGTAAGCGCATTCCACGGAACACAGCGTGAACCGGTCGCGGGACATTTCGAATACGCATAATTGGCCATCATACACCTGTTTCACTGAGAGCCGGGCATTTTCGCCCGGCTTTTTTATTGAGGCTTTCATGACAGATTTACGTTTCAGGCCGGCCGATGGCTTTACGAGCATGTCAATCGGCGGGTTTTCGATCACGCGAAATGAGGACGACGAAATCATCGTTCCCGAGGAATATCGCGACACGATGATTTCTCACGGCCACGTCTTCATTGGGAAAGCCATTGAGAAACCATCATTGCCGACGCGCTTCACGCCACTGAATCCGCGCCGCGCCGCGGTGATGGATGCTTTGGCGGCATTGCCCGTTGAAACCCTCGAAGCCATGTTGGCGGAATATTACGCTCTCAAAATGCCAGCACTTGCCCAGCCTGGACCGGGGACAGAGGCGGACAATCCTGCCGAAGGCTTTGATCCCGCGACCATTACCCTTGAGGATCTCCCCGCGCTCAAGCGTGGCGAGCTTTTCGCTGTCCTCAAGGCGCGCGGTGGCCATCTCGCGCCGCCATGCAACAGTGATGATTTGCGTAAGGCCATCGCTAAGACCTTCGAGGGCTGACCATGGCATCGCCGTTCGATCTCGTTTCCCTTGCAGATTATAAATCCTACATGAGCTTGACCAGCACGGCCAATGACGCGGTGCTGCAACGCCTCATTACTTCAATCAGCCGGGCGATTTTGACGAAGATCAATCGGCCGGCGATCCTGCCAACCACATTCACCGAGGTTCGAGACGGGGGCGGCGAATGTCGCCTCTTCCTCGACAATTTCCCGGTATTCGAGGTCTCAAGCCTCACGGTCAACGGATCGAATGTTCCGGCGTCGCCTCCCTGGTCTTCCGGCGGCGCGGCTCCTGCGGGCTATTGGCTCGACCCGCCGGACGTGCAGCCTCCAGGCAAACCGCAAATGGTGACATTGACCGGCGCTTCTCGCTTTACGCCGGGGCTCCGGAACGTCTCGATCACCTATCGCGCAGGCTATGAGACCAGCGAGACCGCCTCTGTCCCGACGGTCGCGCCCTACACGATAGATCTTGTGCAGGCATATGGGGCATGGGCGGTGGATGTCGGCGTGACGGGCCCGAACGGCGCAATTGATACCTCGCTCTACAGCGCCGCTGCGAGCATCTATACCTTTGACGCAAACCTTGCCGGGCAGGCGGTCTCGATCACCTATGGCTATATCCCGGCTGATCTCGCGCTTGCAGCGATGGATTGGGTTGCTGATCGCGCGGCTTATCTTGATCGCATTGGCTTGGCGTCAAAGACGCTTGGTGGCCAGGAGACCGTTGCATTCCTGGTCAAGACAATGCCGGATTTCGTAGCGCAAGCGATCCAGCAATATATGAACGTGGTGCCGCTGACATGCTGACGATCGAAGTCGATGATGCCAGCGTTCTGGCAAAATTCGACGCTATGCCGCTGGCAGTCCATGACGCATTGGTGGTCAAATGTAGCGTTCTAAGCCTGCAACTCGAGGCGAGGATCAAAAGCCAAAAGCTTTCCGGCCAGGTTCTTAATGTGCGGTCTGGCGCGCTTCGTCGATCGATCTTTTCTGGTGTCGATGACATTAGAACCCGCGTTGAAGGATGGGCCAAGCAATCAGGCGATGTCAAATATGGCCGGATCCATGAGTTCGGCGGCAAGACAGCGGCGCATGACATCGTGGCGCGCAAGGCCAAGGCACTGAAGTTCATGGTCGGAGGCAAGACGATCTTCGCCAAAACGGTGCATCATCCTGGCTCGAATATGCCGAAGCGCAGCTATATGCGATCTGCTCTTGCAGACATGCGTGATGCGATCATCGCGGGGCTGACGGCCGCAGTTGAGGGAGCATCGAGATTATGAGCACGCGCGAAGCGGCAATCGCCGCGCTGGAATCTCTCGTCGCCGGCGCCTATGCCTGGACTACCGGACCGACCCGCAAGCTGAAATTGTGGACGGACGTTCCGTTGGGCGAGCGTCCGGCCGTCTTTCTTTTCGAGGGCGCCGACGAGCAACACACATTCGGTAACAGCATCAACCCAAAGCGGGTGATGGCGGTAAAGATTTTTGTTTACACAAACGCCAAAGAGGTTCCTGGCGCGATCGAAATCAACCAGATCATGGACGCGCTCGACAAGGCGTTTTATCCCGCCGGTGCCGATATACAGGCCGGCCGCAATACACTCGGCGGACTGGTCAACAATTGCCGGATCGCCGGGACTGTCTTCAAAGATCCAGGCGATCTTGACGGCGACGGGTTGCTGATCACGCCTGTCGAAATTCTGCTTCCATAACGGAGAAATCACGCATGACTGATGCGACGGAAGTCGCGGCCGAGGCGGTCGCGGCAACGGAATCTGGTGCCGGAAAGGTCGTTTCGGCCGTCCATGAGACGATTGATCGGCTGCATGCCGAAACCTTCAACGGCACCAAGCTCGGATGGGATGTCGAGCTCTGGAATCTCGTTCATGGCTTCAAGGAAAAGCTCAAGGCCGAGTTCGAGGCGGCGATCGGCAAGATCAAGGAGACGCTCTGAATGTCCATTTATTCCTTCGGCTCCGGCGTCCTCTACGGATTCCGCACGGATGTCGCCAATGCGACGCCGGTCAATTTCGGCCTCATCCAGGACGTTTCGATCGACGAGACGCCAACCGTCAAAGAGCTTTACGGACAGAACCAGCGGCCCGTTGCGATCGCTCGCGGTACGATCAAAACGACCGGCAAGGCAACGCTTGCGCGCATTTCCGGCCTGGCGATGGCGAGCCTGTTTTACGGCGTCACGCCTTCGACTGGCCAGCTTGCGACGCAATTCCAGGAGGCTGGCGCGGTGCCAGCCGCTTCGACTTATACGATTACCGTAGCCAATTCGGCGACCTTTGCCGATGATTATGGCGTGGTCTATGCGGCGACGGGCTTGCCCTTTACCAAAGTTGAGAGCGCACCGGCTGCAGGCCAATATACCGTCGCTGATGGCGTTTACACATTCGCCGCGGCCAACGCCAATGCCGCCGTGCTAATCACATACACATATACCATCGCGGCAAGCGGCCAGAAATTCACGGTCTCGAACCAATTGCTCGGCACCACGCCGATGTTCCAGGCGCAGTTCCGGACGACATTCAATGGCCAGAATGTGTCGCTGAAACTGAATGCATGCACCGCGAGCAAATTCACCTTTGCCACCAAACTCGAAGACTTCACCATGCCGGATTTCGAGTTCTCCTGCTTTGCTGACGCTGCCGGCAACGTCATGACCTGGTCCTTCTCGGAGCAATCGTAATGTCTGAAATTCAGGAAATCACGCTCGGCCATGAGACGTTCCGTGTCGCAGAAATGCCATTCGGCAAGGTGAAAAAGCTTCTGCCGCTTATTGGTTCGCTCGGCAATTCCGATCCAATGCGGATGAGTAATGAGCAATTCGACGCGCTCTCGCAAATTCTGGTGCTTGGTCTTTCAGAGGAACACCCTGACCTGACGGCTGCACGGATCGACAGCTTGCCGATCAAAATGCCGCAGATCATGAAGGCAATCTCGACGATCACGAACGCCGCCGGCCTGGTGCAGGACCAAGACGCGGGAAACGTGCAGCCGGGGACGGATCAACCATCGATGACTTGATCATCGATCTTGCCGTCTCCGGCGGGTGGACTCTCGATTATGTCGAGGATCGATTGACGATGCGGCGGGCGCATGACCTGTATCGCTATTGGCGCCGCCATCCGCCGCTGCACAAGCTGGCAGCGGCGTTCATGGGCTACAAAGCGCCGGCGGAGGCACCGCAGTCAGTCGAAAATAAAAATGATCCAAGCGGGATCGGCGGCTTGATTTCGCAATTCCCGAACGGGTTCGTGAAGCACGACTGACGCATGATCTATTCATCTATATGGCAGGCCCTTCAATCGACGTGGTGTCGATTAACGCCCGATTTTGAAGGCTGAATAGATAAATTTTTCCCATGGCGTGGGTCCGGAGATGGGTTGCGCATTTCAGGAACCACGCCTTTTGGATCTGTCGCGATTGCCCAAACTATCATGCAAGCCGAAGCGACGGAAAACATCCAAAACCACTTGCTTTTGAACATACTTTTTTTCTGCGATACCGTCTCAGCGCGGTTATTTTCTCTGCCATCATAAGTTATTTCTGTACTATTTCTACGACTATACTGTTTAATATCTTCAGGCGATAAGCTTAGACCGAATCCTATTCCGAAAACTCGCGGCCCATTTATATAAAAACGCATTTTCGCCTCGCCATATCACAAAAATAAATAAGGGATAGATTCCATGGCTGACGATGGTGTGCAAGTTCGTTTTGGAGCGGATATATCGGATCTGACGGCCGAGATGGCGCTTGCGCAGGAGCGCGTCAAGCAAACGACGCGGGCGTTTCAGGATCTTACCAAGGCGATTTCGCAAAGATCATCGTCGGGAGTCATTGCCGCAGAAGATCTTGCCAAACTGCGCGATGCGAAGGCTGCAGTTGATTCCGCATCGGGTGCGCTTAGCGAATTGAATAATGTCGGCCAGAAGGTGTCGGCTCAATTCAAGGAAATGAGCGACACGATCGCTAATGCCGCATTTGAATATGGGCCATGGACTGGATCGCATATTCAAGCGGTGCAGGGCGCGCTCACGATGCTTGCGGGTTCTTTCGGAACGGCGGCAACGGCTGCCGGACTTGCGGCGATCGCGATTGTCGGCGCATTTACCGCAATCGAGACAACCTCCGCGAAATTCGCAGAGACACAAGGCAATCTCGCCGCGACCCTCGGGATTTCCACGGAGCGAGTTGGCGCCTTCCGTGCAGTGGCGAGCGCAGCGGGCCAGGATGTCACCAAATTCGCCGATGCGATGGGTGCACTGAAAGACAACATCCAGCAGGACAATGAGGGAACAGCGGCGGCATTCAAGGCCCTGGGCATTTCCATGGATTCCCTGAAAGGCAAGGATCCGTCACAAATCCTTTCCTCGGTTGCTTCCCGCGCCAATGAACTCGGGGATTCCTATAACAAGACTGCAGCGCTCACGAAGATCTTTGGCGATGCTGCCGGCGAGTTGATTCCGGTCCTAAACCAAGGCGCTCAGCACTTGCAGGATTTGCAGGCTGCGGCTGATCGCGCCGGCGTTTCTATGAGCGGAGCCATGGTGCAATCGTTTCGGGGAACGAGCGAGATCATCAGCCAAATCGGAGATAATTTTCGTGAATTGATAATGTCGTTTCAAGGGCTTGGACTCACGATCGGTGCGGCTATCAAGCCGGCAGTCGATGGTCTCTTGCAAGGTTTTTCAGACCTCATCCGCAATTTTGCCTCGGCGGTCGAATGGATCAATCAATGCGCATCGTCATCCGGAGTCTTAAGCGGCGCACTCGCCGGTGTGCGGATCGCGTTTGAGTGGATTGTTGGTATCCTCCAAAGCGTGACGACAGGTTTCCAAGCTGTCGTCGTCGTGGTTACGGGCGTAGCGGCAGCTATTTCCGACGCCTTCATGGGTGCTGGAAGCACAATTTGGGCAGTTTTTCAGGAACTTTTCAGAGCGATCACAACCTCTTTTTCGGCCTTGGTTTCCTCTGCTCAAGAGACGGCTTCGCAGATCGCTGCGGCATTCTCCGCTATGGGCAATGTTATCGCCAATGCCGTGACCGGGAACCTATCCGCTGCAGGCGCGGCTTTCGATGACTTGAAAGCGCACGTTTCTTCGGCCGGTTCGGCGATGGGGTCGGCTCTCTCCGGCATAAACGTCAATTTCGATCGCGCCAGGGCGGTGTCGAGGCAATGGTCTACGCAACAGGATCAGGACATTGACACGATGGTAAACGGGCTGCGGACACTCGGAACGCAATGGCAATCGACGATCTCGACCATGTGGAATGGAGGCAAGCAGGGCCAAAGCCGGGAGCGCACGGCTCAAGCATCCGCGATTCCGCAAGACGATGGAAGCGCGGATGCCGAGAAGGCCGCGCGTGACCGCCTGGCGGCGCAACAGCGGGAAATCGAGGGAGAGATTCAGCTTGCAAAGGCCCGCTTGCAGCAGCAGCAAGCCATTTATAACGCGGAAGTCCAGCTCAAGCAGATCGATGAGCAGGAAAAAATCAAGCTCGTGATGGCGGCCACTGAGGCCGAATATCAAACTGAACTTGGCCTATTGCGCCGGGAAGCCACTTTGCAAGGGCTCAAGCCGGCGCAGGTCCAGGCGATAAATAATCGGATCCAGCAATTGCAGATGCAACACCAAACGCAAATGCTGAATCTGGATGTCCAATCGATCCAGGCCAACCAGAAAGAATGGCAGGATCATTTCGACAAGCTGACAAGCCTTTTTGATGGACACATCAAAGGTCTGATAACGCGAAGCGAGACCTTGCGCAGCGCCTTCCGATCGATCCTGCTCGACATGACCATGCAATTGATCCAGGCCACCGAAAAGATGGCCGTGCAATGGGCGGTCATGGAAATGGCGAAGACTACCGCGACGACGAGCGGCGCGGCGGCACGTCTCACCGCAACTCAAACGGCGGACTCCGCCTCAATGGCCTCAACGATGACGACGATCCTGAAAAGCATCACGGCATCGGCGTCGGAGGCCTTCGCGGGCATCTTCGGCTTCCTCTCACCAATCATGGGGCCTGCGGCAGTCGGCCCGGCGCTCGCCGGTGAAGCGACGGTCATGGGTGCGGCGGCGTCACTGCCGTCCTTCGACGTTGGCGCTTGGTCCCTGCCAAGCGACATGGTCGCGCAGGTCCATCAGGGCGAGATGATCGTTCCGGCTGGCCCTGCGGCAGTATTCCGACAGGCGCTTTCTGGTGGCGCTGCTGGTGCTGGATCAGGGGTCACGGTGCATCATTCGACCAACTTCAATGTGACAGCGGTCGATGCGAAAGGCGTCGAACAGTTTTTTAGGAACAATACAAAGACGATCATGCGCACTGTCAATCAGGGTGTGAGGACTGGCGCGCATTTGGGATTGAATAAACTCAGTCAATCTTAATTTGTGATATGGCTTGGCTCACAACCCATACACCATATGAAAACAAAGCCAGAGAAATCGCTGATACAACAATGCCAGAAATTTCTGTGAATGCTTTCCAGAACCTATAGCATTTTGTTTTGTCACCATCTTTGACATAAGGATATTCCCATGTCCGTTTCTGAGATGCTTCTGCTCTACCAAAAAACATAACGGAAATATAAATAATTCCAAGTCCAGTCGTGGCTGTCAGTGCACCTCCTGCGAACCAAAGAAGTGAATGTGCAATATATAACCTTTCACTCTTTGATGCACTTGATATATATGTCAAAAGTGAGATTGCCGCGCCGCCATTTAGTATAAGTGACATACGAAGCACGGATGCCGCGCCTTTTACGCTTTCCTCATTAGCGAATTTGATTAATTCAAAATTTTCATCATGAGCGCGTTTAGCGAGTTCAAGATTAAGTTCTGTTGATAACTTGCATTCGCCTTGAAGTTGATTGTGATCGCTTGTCATTTTGTTGGCGATACCTTTTAAATATACAAATTGGGAACAACCAAGCCATGCCCTACGTCAACGGCGTTCATCTCCTGCCGGCGACGGGCGAATTCACCTATGACACGCAACCATGGACCGGGCAGCGCGTCACAGAAACAACCGCTGCCGCTCTCAATACCTTCGCCGGCGGTGGATCGACAACTGATTTCACGCTGGCGCTCGACCAATTGCAGGCGGATTTCCCCGCATGCACCACGGTTTCGCTTCTCGTCGCGTGGTTCGGCAATTCGGTCGACGCCGAATCCTGTCAGATCTATCCCTCGACCACCTATATTGGCGGCCAATTTTGGAACAGCGCCGGCGCGGCGGACCATTGGCGCGTGTCGGGGCTCACCGAAGCCTCAAGCGGGTTGATCGCGTTGCCGCAATCGGGCTCGACGTTCGTCTATGGCGGCACGCCGTCCGACCAATCCATTGTGCGCGCGATCCAGGCGATCAAGGCGCGCGGGCTGCGCGTCGTCTTCTATCCGTTTATCCTCATGACTGCTGTCGGCTATCCCTGGCGTGGGCGCATCACGGTTTCCGAGGATATGACGGTAGCGGCTGAAACCGCCGTCTCGGCTTTCCTTGGCACTGTGGCGGTGAGCGAGTTTTCGCAGGACGCAACGAATCTGACGGTCAACTATTCCGGGACCTCGACCAATTATTGCTTCCGTCGGTTTATCCTGCATTACGCCAACTTGTGTGCGCTCGCCGGGGGTGTCGATCTCTTCCTCATTGGCTCGGAATTGCGCGGGCTGGAGACGATTCGCGGCACCGGCTGGACCAAGGCCGGAACGACCGGCTCGGATGGCCATGCGGTGTGGGATTATCCTTTCGTTGACGGCTTGATCACCCTGGCGGACGACTGCCGGTCAGTGTTCGATGCGGCGGGGCTTACCAAGGATCTGGCGAGCCTGAAAAACCTCATCACCTATTCGGCGGATTGGTCCGTATGGATGGGCGTGCAGCACTCAGGCGCCGATGGGCAATGGCCGCATCTCGATCAGCTCTACGCAAGCGACAATATCGACGTGGTGGCCTTCGACAATTACCTACCGCTGTCGGATTGGACCACAGGCGACGGCGGTCGTGATGTCCTGAATTGGTCCTTGCCGAAGCCGTCAACATGGCCACCGGAAGACCCGACATCGACGGGACTTGGCCTTACCGGCACACCGACGCTCAAGAGTGTGGACTATCTCAAGGCGAATATCGAGGGCGGCGAGAAATACCATTGGACCTATTACGATTCCGACAATGCAGGGCGCGGGCTCGATCCTCTCGGCACCGGCCTACAGGTTTCGCGGCCGGAGGGCGATCGCCTCACCCAAACGCGGACACGCTACTATGCCGGGCAGGAGTTGCTTGCGAACAAGCAGATTCGCTGGTTTTGGAACAACACGCATCAGGCGGTCTATGATTCCGGCGATGGCGCGGGATGGGCGCCGCATGGACCGGCCACAAAATGGGTTGCGCAGTCGAAATCGATCATTTTCACGGAATATGGGTTCCCGACCTGTGATCGCGCGACCAATCAACCGAATGTCTTCTATGATCCGAAATCGAGTGAGAGTTTCACTCCGTTCTGGTCAGCTTGGGAATCGGCGGACGGCGCAACCTGGCGCCCGGTTTCCGATGATGAGCTGACGTTGCTCGCGCTGCAGGCGGTTCATGAATATTGGTTCGAGGATGGGAACAACCCATCATCCTCGGCAGGTCGGCCGATGATCCAGCAAGCCTTTTGCTGCATCTGGTCCTGGGATGCGCGGCCATTTCCGATCTTTCCCAATGGATCGGCAACCTGGGGAGATGCGGCGAACTGGCGGGCGGGGAACTGGCTCAACGGCAAGGGGCCATTCATTGCGTTGCCGGTTGCCGATGATCCGCCGGAGCCCGGCACCTATCCGGCTTTTCCCACGCTGGCCGGGCAGGGATGGTCGGTGCATTTCCGGCCGACATTCGAGACCACGATTGGCGCGCATGTTTCCGGCCGGGAAAGCCGGGCAGCGCGGCGCGCCAATCCGCAATTCGAGATCGAATTGACTTTCGATGTCCTGCGGCCGGCCGATGTCGAAACGCTCGTAGGCTTCTTCGTTGAGATGCAAGGCCAGGATGGCCTGTTTACCTTTCCGATTCCGGTGTCATTCGGACTTTCGTCCGAGACGATGACCTGCCGCTTCGCCGACGATCAACTGGACCTCAAAGAGTTTGTTTCCTTGCTCTGGTCCTCGCAATCTGTGCTCCTGCAGACGGTTCGCCCATGACATTACCATCATTCCCGGTGCTACCGGGGCAAGGTTGGTCAGTTCACAAAAGGCCAACCTTCTCGACGCGCGTCGCCTCGCATGTCTCCGGCCGCGAGGTGCGCGCGCCGCTCTATTCTTGGCCTCTCTATGAGTTCGAACTGACATTCGACGGGCTGGCAGACAATGCGGCATGGCCGGGTGTCGGCTCCAATTCGCTGCAAAGCCTCATGGGGCTCTATCTACAGTGTCAGGGCCAGTACGGGACATTCCTCTATACTGATCCAAGCGATCATGTGGCGACGGGGCAGGCGCTTGGATCGGGTGACGGATCGACCGGAGATTTCACCTTTCAGCGCACGCTTGGTGCGGCAACCGAACGTGTCTCCTACGTGACGGCGGTTTCGGCGGTCTATGTCGGTGACGCCGTGCAATCGAGCGGTTGGAGTCTGACAGAACCCAACACGCTGACATTCTCGACGGCACCGACGAGCGGTCAAGCGGTGACGGCTGATTTCACTTTCGCTTATGAGTGCCGGTTCACCGATGACCAGAATGACTTTGAAAACTTCATGAGCGGCTTGTGGACGGTCTCAAGCCTGAAATTCCGATCGGTGAAGCCATGAAATCAATCTCCACGGCGCTCCTTGATCACATCAATGCCCTGCGCGCTAATCGGGATGCACCGGCTATCATCGCCGAGTGTTTCACGATCACGCTCACATCCGGGCTGATCCTCACGTATACAAGCGCGGACGTTCCCATCACGATGAACGGCTATACGTTCGTCGTCAACTCGCTGCTGATCGACGGGCTCCAATACAAATCGGCGATCGGCCTCGATGTGGATTCGCAACAGATCACGATCTCGGCCCGCGTTTCTGATACCATCGGCGGGATTCCATTCCTCCATGCGATCCGAAACGGCTTGCTCGACGGCGCGACGATCAAGCGCGAGCGGGCCTTTCTCTCGTCCTGGGATGCGGCGCCGATCGGCAGCGTTGTGCTTTTCTCCGGACGTGTGGCGACGGTCGATAATGTTGGGCGCACCACGGCAACAGTGACCGTCAACTCAGAATTGACGCTGCTCGACCTTAATATGCCGCGCAACCTCTACCAGCCGCATTGCAACCATGTCCTCTATGATTCCGGCTGCGGTTTGAGCAAGGCCGGTCATGGCGCGAGCGGCACAGCGGAGTCTGGCTCGACGACTTCCTATGTTGCCTGGGCTTCATCGCTCGCGGCCTATGAGCAGGGCAGCGTCACCTTCACTTCGGGGAGCAATACGGGTGTTTCGGTGACGGTGAAGAACGCCGACACATCCGGGTTTGGGCTCGCCTATCCCCTGCCGGCCGCGCCGGCCGTTGGGGATGCCTTCACGATCTATCAAGGCTGCGATCACACGCTCGATACCTGCAAATCACGGTTCGGCAACGGCGCCAACTTCCGCGGCTTTCCCTTCGTGCCGGTGCCCGACACCGCTTATTAAAGGCTTTCCGAAAATGGACATCGAGGCAGACCAGCGCGCCCGCGTCGTCGCGGAGGCGCGGGCATGGGTTGGCACGCCCTATCATTCCTGCGCTGACGTGCGTGGCGCCGGCGTCGATTGCGGCATGTTGCTCGTGCGGGTTTTCGTAGATGTGGGCCTATGCGAGCCATTCGATCCGCGTCCCTATGCGCCCGATTGGCACCTGCATCGCTCCGAGGAACGCTATCTCGGACTTGTGTGCAAAAATTGCACAGAAGTGGAGGCGGCGGCTCCTGGGGATATCGTTGTTTTCCGATACGGCCGCTGCTTCGCGCATGGCGGCGTCGTCACGCGGGCGGATCCCCTGACGCTCATCCACGCCTATTCGCCGGCGAAATCGGTGGTCGAGGAACGGCTTGACCGCAATTCCGCAATCGCCAGGCGCGAGCGCAAATTTTTCAGCTATTGGGGCCGATCATGAGCTTTTTCCGGTCGAGCAAATCGGCGAACATTACGCCGTCCTATACCGGCATGAGCATTCAGACCTCATCGAGTGCCTTGCCGATCCCGATTATCTATGGCGTGACCCGCGCGGCGCCGAATATCATCTGGCACGATGGTTTCGAGACGCACGCACAATATTCGTCGAGCGGTGGCGGCAAGGGTGGTGGTCATACGGTCTCCAGTTACACCTATTCGACCTGGATCATGCTTGGTGTGGGCGAGGGGCCGATCGGCGCGATCGGGACGATCTACACAGACCAATCGACCTATCCCTATGGCGCCTATTATCTCTCGCTCATGGATGGATCGACACCGCAGGATGTCTGGGGGCAGGTCACGTCCAATTACACCTACGCGGCGCTGAACTACAATGGCACGGCTTATATGGCCTCGTCGTATTATGACCTTGGGACGAGCGCATCAATCGGCTCGCTGGCCTTCGAGGTTTATGGCCGGCTGCAGTCAACGCATCTGGTCAATCTCTATGACGCCGATCCGGCGCAAATGATCTATGATTTCCTGACCAACGCGCAATATGGGGTCGGCTTTCCGGCTGCGAGTATCGATGCATCGAGCCTGCTCGGCGCGTCGGGAGATGCCTCCTACCAGACCTATTGCGCGGCGATCGGGATCGGGCTCAGCCCGGCCTTGACGGATCAGGAGGCGGCAAACAGCATCCTTGCGCGCTGGCTGCAGCTCACGAACGCGGCGGCTGTCTGGTCGGGCGGTATGCTCAAATTTATCCCCTATGGCGATACGGAAATCACCGCGAACAGCCGGACATTCGTGCCGAACATTACGCCGATCTTTGATTTGACCGATGATGATTATATCTATGACGGGACCGATGACCCGGTTCAATGCGCGCGATCTGATCCATTCCAGGCCTCGAATGTGCAGACCTTGGAATGTTTTAATCGAGGCTATTATTACACGGCGACGCCGGTCCAGGTCTTCGATCAATCAGCAATCGAGCGTTTCGGCTTGCGCATGGGCTCGACGATCACCGCGCATGAAATCTGCGATCTCGACATGGGGATCATCGCCGCGCAACTGATCCTCCAGCGCGGGCTTTATATCCGCAACACATACACATTCAAGCTCTCATTCGAATATTGCATCCTCGATCCGATGGATATCGTCACCCTGACGGATTCCGCGCTCGGGCTCGATCAAACGCCCGTTCGCATCACGTCGATTGAAGAGGATTCCAGCGGGATCCTGACCGTCACGGCGGAGGAATTTCCTGGTGGGATCGCGACAGCGACGCAATATCCAGTTTCCGGGTCCGCTGGCTCCACCATGAATAGGAACGTGGATCCTGGCTCCGTCAACGCGCCGATCATTTTCGAGCCGCCTTCGTCGCTTTCCGGTGGCGTTGCCCAGGTTTGGGCGGCTGTCTCCGGTGGGGCGAGCGGTGCGGCAAATAGCAATTGGGGCGGCGCTTATGTTTGGGCATCGCTCGACGGGACCAATTATTCGCAGATTGGGACGGTGACAGCTGCCGCCCGCATGGGCTCATTGGCTGCGGCTTTGCCGGCAGGATTGAGCCCGGACACGACAAACACGCTCGCCGTGACGCTTGCTGAGAGCGGCGGCACGCTCGGCACAGCAACGGAGTCCGATGCGCAGAATGGCGCGACGCTCTGCTATGTCGGTGGCGAGCTGTTGGCCTACGGATCGGTAACATTGACAGCTACCAATGCCTACAACCTCACGTATCTCGTGAGGGGGCTTTCCGGATCGACGGCGGCGGCGCATGCCTCCGGCGCAGCATTCGCGAGGCTGGATGATGCCATTTTCAAATATGACCTACCTGGCACCTATATCGGGCAGACAATCCATCTGAAATTCCAAAGCTTTAACGTCTTCGGCGGCGCGGTGCAGGATTTGAGCGATTGCACCGATTACACTTATGAGCCACTCGGCGGCGGCTCCATCGGCGCTGTGCTGCAGGCGCTTTCGGTCGGCACTTCCATTGATCTCGGCCTTGCTAGTGGATTCCTCACAGAAACGGATTCCTGCGGGTTTGGTGCTGATCCGTATTCCACCACGATTGACCTTGGATCATCGATATGAGCGTGCATCTCCAATTGCTGCGGGACACCGCTGCCAATCTCGCGACCTATACCGGGCCGGCCGGCGAAGTCGTCGTAGACACGACAAATAATCAACTCATTCTTGAGGATGGCGTGACAGAGGGGGGGCATATCATTGGTGGCGGTGGACTGCCGGCAAGCGCCTATGGCGCGACAGCGCAATGGGTGCGTCAGGAAGAAGAAATCACACTCTCGGGATCTTCGACCGCGATCGCTGTCAATGACACTTGCCTCCTGTTTTCGGTCTCGCTTTACGTCATCACGGCCATCTCGGGCGCAACCTCCATCACAGTCGGCGATACCGGCATGGGCGACGGACATTGGGGTTCGGGGATCGGGGTTTCGGCAGGGTCATCGAGCGCCGGTGTTGGCACGCCAGGCTATTGCGCAAGCGGATCGTCGCAACTGTCTCTCAAGGCGGTTGGCGGTGGTGCGAGCTTTACCGGCGGCACGGTCAGGGTGTCGCTGCTCTATCTCAAGGTGACACCACCGACATCCTGACCAATCCACCAAAAATTATTCCGGTTTCATTCCAGGCCCGCACCACGCGGGCCTTTTTTATTGAGGAAATCATGACTGATCGATTTTCCGATTGTCTGGCGTTCACCCTAAAATTTGAGGGGGGCGATAGCAACGATCCGCGTGATCCTGGTGGCGCGACCCGCAATGGGATTACGCAGGCCACATACGACGCATGGCGGCGAGAAAAAGGCAGGACTCCGCAATCCGTCTTCAAGATGAGCGGGCTCGATCGTGATGCGATCTATCTTGCGCAATATTGGAACGCGATGGCCTGCAGCACGGTGGCTCCCGGCGTCGATCTTGCCGTGTTTGATGCCGGCGTGAACAGCGGGACAAGACGCGCGCTGGCATGGAAATCAGCGGCGCCGCGTGCCGACCGGATTACGACGATCAAGGCCATCTGCGCACGGCGCCTGTCCTTTCTTGAGGGTTTGCGCACCTTTCCAGTGTTCGGGAAGGGCTGGCGCGCGCGCGTAACGGCTTGCGAGGCGTTGGCGATCACCATGGCGGCAGGTGCTCTCGCGCCAAAGATCCTCGCCGCCGAAGCGCGCAAGGCCAAATCCAAATCCGTGACGGCCAAAACTTCCGCCAAGGCAGCACCAATTGCCGGAGCCAGTGCGGAAACGATCCACCAGACAGCCGGTGGCGGTCATGCGTGGTTGACCATCATCCTCATCGGCGCCGTCGCCATTGCCGTGGTGGCGCTCATCTTCCGGTCGCGGATCCAGGCCGAACGGGCAGATGCTCTCGGCACTGCAGCCAAAGCAAGCGGGGTGACCACGAATGCTTAATTTTGTGCTCCTGACACTCCTTGGGATTGTCCTGCTTATCTACGCCTGGCCGCGCATCCGCGCCTATCAGGCAGCGATTGGCGTGCCGGAGGCAATCGAACGTGCTGGCGGGTCGATCCTGGCTCGTGTGCGCCTGCGGCTGCGCGGTCTCAAGACATTGATCCTTGGCTATGTTGCCTTGCTGATCTCGGCATTGCCCGATCTCGCCGGCGCGGTGCCGGAGATCCATCATGCATTCGAGCAAATCGATCTCTCAATCTGGCTCTCGCCGTCGCATGTGATCCTTGTCAACAATCTGCTCAATATCGCGATGCTGCTCACGCGGCTCACCGGCATGGCTGTCGTTGTCAATGGCGTGCCGACCAAAGCCGGGGAGGGGTCCTGATGCTCATCGGGTCAATCCTTTCGGCCATCTTCTCCGGCATCATCTCGCCGATCCTCACAGCCTGGTCGAACGTCAAGACGCAACAACTCAAGAGTGAAGTCGATGGCTTCACGGCGGCGGTTGGCGGCGACGCAACTATCGGCAAGGCATATCTCGACGCACAGATGGAGAATGCGCGGATCATGGCGGCGTCGAATACATGGGTGGGCGCCAGGCTCATCATATTGGTTGCCGGGCTACCTGCAGCAATCCATTTCGGCGCTGTCATGCTGGATTCCACCTTTCGTTTCGGGTGGGGAGTCCCGAAATGCCCGCCACCATATGACGGTTATGAATGGTCGATCATTCAGAGCTTTTTTTTCGTAGCGCCGGCGATGCCGGTCATGAGTGCCGCTGCCGCGTGGCTCTCTCGGAGACGATGACATGCCCCCAGCAGATGCAGATATCCATGGGCGCCTCGGCTTCGTCGAGGCCAATATCCAAAGTATGCGGGAGACTGTGCAACTGCTTTCTGAAGCGCGCGATCAGCTCATTGCAATCAATGCGCGTCTTGCGAATTTGATCGAGCGTATCGACAACCAGCACGATGCCCATGCAAAGCTGATTGAGCGTGTCGAGATATTGGAGCGGCGCGCAAACGGTCAACGTGCCGTTATCCAGGCAATCACACTCATTGGTGCTCCTGTAATGGGTGCCATCGGATGGCTTGCGAGCCACATTTCGCCTTTCCGCGATTGGATTAAGTAAATGATATTCAATGTCTTATTCGTATATCTCTGTAGTTCCGCCAGCTGATGGCAGCAAAAACACACTCAAGGTAAACGGCCGCTCTTATTCATCCGTACCAAACGTCCCGATCACCATTCCCGATTTCGATGCAAATATTCTAATCGCGAACGGGTGGACGACAACGACCAGCACTGCAACGCAGAACCCGCAGACGCTGCGTCAAATCGCAACGCGCTGTTATATTCCAGTCCATGCGCCCGTTGCGACGAACAAAAATGTCATCTCGTGTACGACACACCAAGCTCGTGATACGATCACGCAAATGGCACCGGTATTTCCGAATTTCTATGTCGATACCACGGCCTATCAGGACACAAACGGTCCAGGCGCGGCGGCGACGATCAACGCGGCCTATGTGGAATATCCATTCGGGATTTTCACCCAATTTACAATCGGTGGCGCCACGACGGGGTCTATCCCAAACGCCAGTTTTGTGCAGATGGACCTTTTGAGCATTAATATCCCGAACGGCGCGACCTTCCGAATCCATTTCTACGGCTATTTCCCGAATGGCATGATCTACTCGGACCATAACAATGCCCGGAATCTGGCCAGTGGCGATAAATGGAATTTTGGAGCTAATCCCTATACGGGATTCCCGACGAACTACGCGGCAGATGCTGGCGCTGGCTTCTACGGTCCATGTGCGATCGTGGGGCCGTCATCGCTGCCAGCAGCGGCTTTGATCGGCGATTCGATCATGTTCGGGTATCAAGACGTAGTTTCTGACCTTGGCGCGGACACCGGAATTATGGCCCGCGCCATCGGATCGAAATACGCCTATATCAACATGGGTGTGCCGACTGATCGCGCGACATATGCCACGACAGGATTCGTCAATAGGGCGGCTCTCGCCAACCTTTACTGTCAGGGCGTGATTTGCAATTACGGCATCAATGACGTGTCCTATTCGCGGACCTGGGTGCAGCTTTCCGCTGATCTTCAAACCATTTTTGCCAAGATGCCGGGCAAGCCGATCCTTCAATGCACGCTCGGACCCAAAACCACTTCAAGCGACGGATTTACGTCGGCGACGCAAACGATCTTCTCGGGTGAAGCTGAGAGGCAGAACGCAAACACCGCGATCAGAGCGCGGTTGCCAAATACGGTCGGTCATGTCGAAGTGGCGAATGTCCTGGAGACCGGATGGAATACCGGGCTTTATAAATTTCCGGGCTTTACGCCAGACGGCACGCATCCCAACCAGGCAGGGAATCTCCTGGTGGCCTTTGCCGGGGCAGTCGATATGAACTTCATGGGATGAGGAAGAAGCCCGGCTTCGGCCGGGCTTCTTGCCGTTTTCCGTCACTTTTGAGCGTTGGGGAAGTATAGTTTAACTTCTCATATCATCCATGACTACATGTTCCGAATAAGCATGGATCAAGGCAAAAAAATTCCTTGAGCATTGGTCCCAAGGAATTCATATCATTCCCGAAATATGGATTAACCTATTCCCACCTAGAGGCCTAAGTTGAAGTGGATTTCTGCACTCGATCTCGAACAATGGGCCTCACAAATAGGTACCCGCGTGGAGTTTCCCAATCTCATCAGGGATTTAATTTGGGCCTCTGCAGTCGATATCTCTGAGATCCGATTTCCGGGGGGCGACAAAGGACAAGTTCCGGGCTTCGATGGATGGCTCGTAGCCAGCATACCGACTCCCTTTGTTCCTGCGGGTCGATCCATTTGGGAATTTGGGGTGGGCTCAGCGACAAAGAAAAAATTTGAGGATGATTATGAAAAGCGCAAAGCAGAAATCTCCGAGTCGGACCGCAAAGAAATAACATTTGTTTTCGCTACGTTACAAACATGGAAAGACCCTAACAAGAATCTGCAGGAATTTGTCAATGGATATCGTACAAGGAAGGATTTTAAGGACGTCAAATTTTACGATGGTACTCAGATTGAGAATTGGCTTGAAATTTGTTCCGCCGTCGCGGCCAAATATGCACGAACTGTATGCAAGCGGGTTTCGCAGGTTGGTGCACGAAGCACTGATGAGTTTTGGGAAGAATATTCAAAACGCTTCCGTCCGTCGTTGACTGAGGACGTGGTGCTTTGCGCACGTAAAAAACAGGCGGATCAGATTGTCACTCACCTACTTGGGAAACCGGGATCCTTAGTTTTTGTTGCCGATGGGCCAGATGAGGTCACTGCGGTCGCAGTTGCAGCAATCCGCAAGGCACAACAAGAACAGCGAGCTTTTCTTGAAGCGAGAACGCTGGTTGTCGACAGCAATGAAGCTGGTCGGCAACTCAACGTTGCTAATCAATTTGGGTTTGTCGTATCGCCGAATGCAAATTCGATCTCTGGCATGCTTTCAGACTACGGCCCGACCGTTAGTATGGTGGGCTTAAATACACGGAGTAAGAATTATGCGCGTCTCGATCGCCCTTCAAGGCGGGAGATGGCCGAAGCACTTCGTACAATGGGACTCAGTGAGGAAGAGGCATCATTATTAGCGACAAAATCAGGGCGCAGTCTCACTATCCTCGAACGATATACACCAGCAGCTGGATTCTCCTCACCCGACTGGGTCGATGACGGAGATAAGCTAATTCCGGCACTTCTCGCCGGAGCTTGGGACCCTCGGCATGATGGGGATATGGCTATTCTCTCCGAGTTGGGAGGTGGCAAAATATATCTTCAATGGGAATCGAGCTTGCGCGGCTTTCTCGATCGCCCTGATCCCCCACTAGAACGTGAAGGAGGAATTTGGACGCTGCGTGCGCCGGTTGATGCGTTCGTCAATCTGTCAAAGTGGCTTGGTGATGAGCATTTGGAGTTGTTGGCCAGCATCAGTGTGAAAATATTCTCCGCACCGCCTCCCGATAGTGCTGAAGAACGCTTTGGTGTCTCAAAGGCTCCTTACAGTTCATGGTTACGCGATGGCGTTGCCAATACATTACTGATGCTAGCCGCTCTTCACAAAGAGGTGAGGCTCGAGTTTAGAAGGGATCCCAGAGCATTCGTTGAGGAGGTTGTTACGAGCCTTCCGGGGCTGCGCGACGATTATCGAATGATCCTATCGCTCGAGGCACAATTGCCCATATTGATGGAGGCCGCACCCGACCCTTTGCTCTCGGCCCTCGAGTATCTGCTTGAGGGTAATCAGGAAAAAATTGCTACCATCTTTGATGAGAAATCTGATTTTGGTTTTCCACGCAATAATTTGCCTGAATTGCTCTGGTCACTAGAGATGCTTGCTTGGGATCCAAGATATTTATTTCAGGTGTGCCGAATACTCGCGCAACTTTCAGCGATCGATCCAGGTGGTCGATCTGGAAACCGGCCCATCAGAAGCCTTCGCGGGATTTTTGTCGCCTGGAGTCCTGGCACCAACGCGTCGCTTAAAACGCGCCTTGATGTGCTTGACTCAATAGTTCGGCAAGTTCCCGCTATAGGGTGGAATCTTCTGGTCCAACTCCTGCCGAAAATGTCCGATATGAAGGACGATGTGGCACGCCCGAGGTTCCTTGAAGCGGGAGCATCGGAGCGTGAAGTTCTTACCAATAGTCTGATCAACGAGACTTACGACGCCATCACCGACCGTGTTCTCGAAATGCTTGGCAATCATGCGGAACGCTGGCTGGCGGTCATTGAATCATTTCCTCGTTTTTCACCCGACCGGAAAGTGCAATTCCTCGACCTTCTCGAAGAATTCGTTGTAGGTGTTGCAGGTGAGGACAAAGTTACACTCCGACGGGTGGTTAACGATATCATAGCTCGGCATAGGCGATTTCGCACTGCTCATTGGGTGTTACCCAGTGGGGACCTAAATCGGTTGGCCATGATTGCCAAGTCGCTCGATTCTGAGGATCCCGTTGATCAGGCAAGGGCGTTGTTTGACGAGTGGATGCCGTTCGGGTCACCTGATGCAGCAGACTATGTCAAAGCGGAGGAGCAACTATCTCAGCGCCGCAAGAACGCTGTTATAAAGGTAGCCGCAAATGGAGGCCCCGCTTCAGTTCTCGATCTTGCCGCCAAAGTACGAATGCCGTGGCTTGTTGCTGCCGCTGCAGTGGATGGAATCGAAGACAATGAACAGTTGGTTGAGCTCCTCGACAAATCTCCCACCACTCCGTGGGGTGATGAGTTTGGCATCGCACTCGCTGGTTCTCTCCGCCAAAGACGAGGTCAGAATTTCGATAAGCAATTTCTAGAAATCGCATCTAATGGACATTGGCCCAGTGATAGGATCGCCTTATTTCTCCTTAATTGGCCAAATGAGGAAACTACTTGGGATTTAGTCAAGTCACTCGGTGATAATGCCAAAGAGCTGTTTTGGAAACGCCGTAAGGTATTTCAGTTCAAAGGTTCGAAAGATCAACTTGAATTGCTTGTGTCGAATTATCTCGCTGTGGGTAGAGCTGGTGCAGCACTCGAGTCAATCCATAGTCGCGAAGATGATCTCGGCTGGTTGACAATAACTCGAATTCTCGAGATGCGGATACGTGAGTTGAACGAACGTAGCGCACATGGTAACCTTGACGGTTACTATGTTACTGAACTTTTCAAAACGCTTCGCCGGCGAAATGATATAGATGTTATTGATGTCGCCAATTGGGAATATGCGTATTTTCCTATTCTCGAATACCAAGATTACAATCTTGTGCTGTTTGACTTGATGGCAAGCGATCCAGAGTTTTATATTTCTGTATTGTCAGATTTGTTCATCGAAGATGATACAAATCCAGATGAATTTGAGCCAACCGATGATCAACGGAAACGTGCTATAGTAGCGTACAGTGTTTTAAGAGCATTTAATGTTGTGCCAGGTCAAATCGATGGCATAATCAATCGCGATGAGCTTGATCGTTGGGTCAACGGCGTTATCGAAAAGGCAACGGAAGTCCGCCGGTTGAAGGTTGTCTACTTGTATATAGGACGTGTACTAGCCCATTCCGCGGAAAAAGACGGTATTTGGCCACAATCTGCGGTCATAGACATGATAGAGCAATTAAAATCCGAAGATCTTGAACGCGGATTTGTAAGCGAGCGATATAACATGCGAGGTGTCGTTTCAAAAAGACTCTTCGAGGGAGGCGCGCAAGAAAATGTGCTCGCTCAACAGTACCGAGATTGGGCCAACCGTGTTGGAATTACAAATCAACGAACCAGAAGCGTTTTGGATGAGATGGTGAAATATTGGGAGGCGGACGCAAAACGAGAGGAGGAAGCGGCAGCTCGTGATAGACTCCGTTTTGAGTGATGCAAACCCATCATTTTAACTTATTCTGGGAAACTGATAGCATGTGGTTGAGGCAGTGATTTGGTTATGGATACATGTACCACTAAAATTCTTGAACATTATTCAATTGACTTTTTTATAGGTATGATAATTGACATTCGTAGTGCTTGCTTCGGGGTGATCGAGCAACGCATCTTTCCGATCTATTACCGGCAATATCCTAGTCGTCCCTCGTAATCCGGAAAGATCGAGGGGAAGGAAGTGGAGGGAGATCACCCGTCCGATCACGCGTGGCCCTCGTTGCGGCGATGATTGCCGCCTGACCTTTGGTCATGGAGTAAAGGTTGCACATGGGCTCGATCCCTGTGGATGGTGAGCGGCGTGCATTATAGCTCATTTCGAATGGGGGTAATGTTCCCGTCTTGTTCTTATAGGAGCCAGACGATGCCGCGACCAATCTCACCTCAAGCAGTTCACGATATGACGCTCGATATGCTGCGTGAGAATTGGTTGGAGGTGCGTTGCCAAGCCTGCGAACGTGCCGAATCGATTTTCATCGGCGGTCTTTTCATTAGGAAGCACCATCAATTCCGGCGGCTGGGTGATTTGCTGCCACGTCTAGCTTGCCGGCGATGCGGAAGCCGCGAATCGGTCACCGCGGATCTATGCGAGGATGCGCCCGACAAGGATGGGTGGCGCATGCGGCTTTGGCCAAGCTCTAAAGCCTGACAGATCGCATTAGGAAATTATGCTATCTGAGAAAGGATCAGGTCGCGATTCTATTCTGACAAATCGAAATTCGTTCGATATAACAATAATAGGAAAAGGCGCCATTTGTCAGAATTTCATCTGAAATTGCACAGATTATGGCTGACTTTTAATCAGAGGGTCATGGGTTCGAATCCCATCGCGCTCACCAAGAAAATCAAAATCTAGCGTCGGTTTTCATAAAGACCGATGCGGCGGCCTTTGGATTTTTCTGCCCGCCAGC